GATTATCGATGTATGTGACACACATGAGAGTGCACCCAACATACTCAAGATAAAAGGACCATTTGTGATCATTAATTACGCTTTTCTCAACACAAATACGCTCTCCAAGAAACTTGTTTTTACCGTCTAACCATTTATCATTTGTGATATGGCGGCTGAGCATTCTTGACTTTAGTCGAAGAAAGGAAAACGAAATTCATTTTGTCAAGAATATTAAGCGTATGTGCGATTGAAGATTACTTATCGCATACCAACAATGTCGTGCATTGCTGTTCGCCATTACAAGGCTGGACCGTGCCCGCACAAAGTGTTCAAGGACGAGCGGTGCAAGCTGCACTACAACGGCCTGGTGCTTACGGGCCCAAAGCATGTGCTGGAATCAGAAATGATCCGGCGCCAAATAAATGAGCGCTCACTACTATTGTCGTCCAACAAGGACGACCCGACTTTCACAGAGAACCTTGAGGTTCTGGAGGTTCGGCACAAGTACGAGCGCATCCGCATGGTGGACAGACTGACAGTAATGCCAGACACGGCAGCAGATGTCGTGCACCGCCGGAAAGTAAATCGTCGCATTGAGCGACGAGATGAGCTGTGGGCGCTGCGCAACGAAAGGCGCTGGGATCCGAGACAAGATCTTGGACCGGCACAAGAGCCCGAAGAGCCGCAAGATGACCTGATTAGGTTTGCGGCAGATCGGCAGAACATTCACCGCGAGGTGACTGTCAACGAGGTGGTGAAGAAGACCATCGAAAAAGTGATACTGAGCCCTGTGCCCGCGGAATACCGCTGGAACATGGAAACAATTGCTAAGACGCCCGGCGAGATTATCGCCGAGTGCAAGATCTCTATTGCGGCTGGAAAGCTGCTCATGGAGAAGTACACGTCGGACGAAACTATTTATGATATGGTGCCCGGCATCTACGGCAAGACGCTCGACAGCGTCTGGCAGTACATCAAGAGCTCTTCCGACAAGGAGGTGCTCATCAAGACGCTCAAGATTGAGCTCGAGGACAATATCGGCATGTGTGCGCAGGGAAACCTGACGCGGCTGTGCAATGTCCTGCAAGGGTATCTCGACGATATGCCCAAGCCTTCTGTTGCCGAGATTCTCGGTGACCTGCTGCCGCCACTCATGGCCATTAAGGACCGAAAGGTCCGGCGTGAGACGGCACTGCAAATCATGCGCACGCACAACGTGCCGGATGAGGAGCAAGACGCGTGGCTGGAAGGGCTGTATGATGAGGACGCCGACGATGAGCGCAGGGCGTATCTCGATGACTTGAGGATGGATTACTATCCGCACTATTAGACGAAAGTACAAAACAAAATACAAAAGAGTAAAATTCAAAACCTCTTTTTCATTGAAAACGAATTTTAAGAATACAATCTCATGAAAGAGTGTAAGGTGGGGATATAATCTAGACTCTTCCCCATATGCCCCCCGGTCTTGATAAAATCCTCGGGGAGAGCCAGCAGTGGCAAAGGACTTTATCTAGTAATACAGTGTTTGGATCAACACTCTAATAAGATCTACCTACAAACCTTCATTACGGGGTTATCGTTCTGGCGTAGTAAGTACCAAGTTGCGGATGTCGACTTGGATTTCTATCAAAGAACGTTTTTTCATAGAAACGAAAACGGATTCATCTAGAGATAGATTGTAGATATCAAAAAAGAAAAAGAAAACACTGCCGATCCTTAAAATGGGTTCGGAAGTTGTGCTTATTGTAGCATTGTCAATCGCTATTGTGCTGGTATTTGGATGGTTAGTCCATGCCTTAATTAAGAAGGGACGTATGTCCCCTATTACCGCGGCCTGAAACATGATACATAATGAAACGTATTCTGAAAATGAAAAAACGGATATTTTTCTTTCGATGATCTTTATCATCAAAGATGAGTGTTCGCTCTGCTATTCTGGCTGCGGCTCGTGCGCGTGCGCGTGAAACCATGGCTATTTATCCTGACCAAATCAGGGAGGCAATGCACGAACGTTCTAAAGCCGAAGATCGGTTGGCAGGACATCTGCTGATGGATCTGTCGGAGCGAGACAAGAACGAAATCAAGAGGGCGATGCGTGATATGCAAATTCATATTATGTCACTGCCATCTCTTCGTGAAATGTACCGTCGCAACATGCTGAAAAGCCGAGCTGAAATCCAGGAATGGTTTAAGCAAAACGAATTGAAGGACGCAGATATGAAGTAGAGTACCAAAATGCTAAACGAAAAAATTTATGGATTTCTTCTAGTATGTTTCATGCTGTACTTCACAAGTACGTGTGTAATTTATGTATTTACTGACGATATACCGTTTCCGTTCCTAATGGCAGCACCAGTGTACTTCTATGTGATGACTTACTTCATGGGCTTTCCCTGAAAAACGTAAATTTTTCAACGAAATTAATTTCCCACCACAATCTACGGAACATGGATCCACTAAAGTGTCAAGTATACACCATAAAAGGCACTCAATGCTCTAAAGCCCATAAGGCGAATTCTCAGTACTGCGGTCTGCACGAAACCAAGCGGGAGGAAACTGGTCCTCACCGGTTTGCGAACGAACAGTTGACGATCAAACAGAAGTTTGAAGTCCGAAATCAAATTGAACAGTTCAGTACTCGCCGTGTACAAGCTGGAAATGATCAGCGTGCAATCCAAGCTATTACAGACGAACAGACGATTGCGGAAGCGCATATGACAGTACGGCACCGGACCGAACTTCGGGAACTACGTGATCGTCAAGCAGCTGAAATTGCAGCAAATGGAGGACGTGACCCTGATCAGTCTGCAAACTTGGGTCGAGAAATTAGGGTGATGAGGCTGAATATGGCTCACACTAGAATGTGGGTAATGAGGCGGTGGTTTGATATTCAGAATCGTAACCAGTTCATTGCTGAAATGGAACGTGTACGCACTCGCGCTCGTAACATGCTTACGATTCCCCATATTACCCCAGTAATTGTAGTGACACTTGAAGCACTCATAGCACAAGCCACTACGTCATTGGACGAGTTCATGGCTCGGGCAATGCAGGATGCAGAGAATGGTGGTGCTATTCGTGGATGGGGAGGCGAAGATGTAGTTCCCCCAGCCCAGCGTCGGGGAGCCGTAGTAATGGCTTTACCAAACCCAAACGTGCTTGCGCGAATCGCAAACGATAACCAGAATGTTCATACCCAACTGGTAGTTGAACAAACCAAGAAGAACGTCCAGGAAATCTTGAAAATTCCGGTACCGGAAATCTACAGATGGCAGACAAAGAAGTTGTCAATGACCTACAAGACAATTATCATGTTCTGTCACTTATCTCCTAAATCGGCATGGCAGTTTAGTTCAATGTACTGTTCGGACGCTACCATCTACGATTTGGAGCCTGGCATCTTTGGGAAAGTGGTAGATGGAGTATGGCAGTTTATTAGTAAATCGCCTGACAAACAAGATTTGAAAAAGATTCTGACATCCGAATTACGGGACAATATCGGAATGTGTGCTCAAGGCAACCTGTCTCGTATTTGCAATGTCCTCCAAGGGTATTTGGAAGGCATTGAACAGAAAGAGTCTACAAATGTAATTCTGGGACGCGAGTTCTCAAAGCTTATGGACATTGAGAGTGTGACTGAGAGGGTGAATAAAGGAAAACTTATACTCTTCAACAACAACATTCCACAAGATCAGTGGGAAACTTGGCTAGAACCGCTACGAGCTTAAACGTAATAATCCTAACCAAATTAATGTCAACTATTCAAGAACTTATTGACGAACGCAATCGCCTGTACCAGGAACACAATGAAGCATTTCAGGCGTGGATGGATGCCGAAGTTGAGCTGGAAGATGCTATTAAAGAAGAAGAACGGTTGGAGCGGAATAGCCAACGCACTCGCCGGTTGATATTTTTTACGGTAGTAGGATTCGTTGGTGCGACCATTCTGGTAAATGTATGGCCTGCTTTTTAAAAAATGTATTTTCTTGCTTCAAGAATCAGGCGGACAAAATGAACGATCCAGTAGACAAGTTTCAGACGACACATGCGTGTCCCAAGTGTGAGAATAGTTATTTCACACTTAATGTTCACTGGTTAGATACACATATAAAAACGGTGTACACGTGTGAATCATGTAATTGGAGTTTTTATAGAATGTCTAGTTGTACATCACCCTCCAATGCTCGGGGTCCTTCTTCGTCAAATCGGTTAACAGTTTCCGAGCCACGGACTCAGTCAAAGTGAAAGGGCTAGTGTACTCTACGTAAAACACATACTCTTTCATAGACTCATCCTGCATCACACGCAGCATATTCAGCCGCGTCATCATGCTTTCGACGGTGCGAATGAGAGTGCGCACACCTTTTTCGTCTGCTGAGTATTCGGTGATAATATGTTTGATAGCTGCATCCGTAAGGATAATTTCATCCGGATTGAACTTCAGACGATCTAGAAGTTGGGGCCAGATGTAATCTTTCAGGATAACTTTTTTATCGTTCTCAGTATATCCTCCACAATGAATGACTGTCATACGATCTCGCAAAATAGGATGAACCTTTTCAATGTCGTTGAACGAGAACACGAACAGACATTGGGACAAATCAAAGTCTACGCCGGAAAAGTACCGATCGTGGAACTGAGAGTTCTGCGACCGATCAGTTAAATGAATCATCATATTCACAATTTCCTCGCCGTGTGGGGTAGTAGACACCTTATCAAGCTCATCGAAGTACATGACGGGATTCATAGCTCCGGCGTGCATCAGCGAATCGGCTATGCGTCCCCACATAGATCCTTCGTACGTGTACGAATGACCTACGAATCCGGCAACATCGGATGCTCCACCTAACGAGAAGAACTCAAATGGACGCTTCATGACTTCGGCGATCGCATTGCGCGCCAAAGAAGTTTTGCCTACACCCATAGCTCCTTGCAGGGCAATCACGTTACCTACGGACTGAGGATTAACAATCAGCTGGGCAATAATTTGTAAAATTTGGGTTTTTGCAGGAACCATTCCGTAAATATGTTTATCCATCGTACGACGCGCATCGGTCATGAAAGCGTTGCACATCATGGCTCCATGTTCCAGCGTTACAGGAAGAGGTACTATTTTTCCAAAAGGGACTTTTAAGAAAGCGTCAATCCAGTTACGAAGCTTGTACGATTCGCCAGAATCGGGTCCCATCTCTTCAACGGCTGTAATTTTCTTAATGACGTTGGACTTAATGTAGTCTGACACTGGAAGTTCAAGGACACGGAATTTAGGAGGCACGCTGCCTTCTGCCAAACTCATATCTGTCATCTTCGTCATCAAAGCACAAAGAGAGTTTTGGCGTTCGGCGGGTTGGCTCTTAAAGTAAGCTAATTCGGATTTTGTTAGTTGAAGTGGCAGTTTAACTGCTGGGTCATCATTCTTTTTTCCTTGAGAACGAGTGTTGGGACCTTTTGTGGCGTACTTGGTCATCAGGAAATCAATGAAGTCGCTCTTGGCCTCCTCTTCAGCCTCCTCTTCATCCTCTTCGTAATCTTCGTCGCTAGTTGTGGGAACTGTGACGCTGGGCTTTTCGTCGTCCGACGACTGAGAATCCAGAGTATCATCCTTTATCCACAACGTATCCCCATCGGTCTTCTTACGCTTATTGGGAGGGGGGTCTACCATATCGGCAGACCCTACTCTATCGCGAGCAGACTCCTTAGACGTCCGCTTCGTCATTTGTTTGAGTAGCTAAAATAAAACCGGCCAAATACCATTCGTTTTTTGAAGAGAAAGAGTAATGGAGGTAGGTGATGTAGCTGCTTTAGCGGAAGAGGCGCAATATCAAATTGACAAAGAAACAGCGGGCAATCCCGAAGTCAAGAAAATGATTAAGATAGTCCAAGAGTTTATTGAGACGCATCGTGTGATGTGTTATGGCGGAACAGCTATCAATAACCTTTTGCCAAAACAGGACCAGTTCTACAATTACTCAACAGAGATTCCAGACTACGATTTCTTTTCAGAAACTCCGCAAGTTCACGCTTCTAAGTTAGCCGATAGATTGGCAAATGCTGGGTTTGGGAGTGTCCAAGTTAAACCAGGTTTACATTTGGGTACATTCAAGGTGTTTGCAGACTACATTGGCGTAGCAGACATTTCGCACATGGACGGGGAAATGTTCAAGAAGTTATGGTCTGAAAGTATTGAAAAAAATAAGATCCATTACGTTCCTCCAAATTTTTTGAGAATGTCGATGTACTTAGAACTTTCGCGACCGAAAGGAGATGTGTCGCGATGGAAGAAGGTTTATGATCGCCTCCAGCGTTTGAACCGTAATTATCCTATGACTTGCCCAGCGGCAACTGAGAATGCGAGTGATGAGTATTTGGAAGAAGAAACGCGATCACATATTCGTACGGTTATGGAAGTTGAAAAGGCTGTATTACTGGGCTTTAATGCTTCAATGCTGCAGGAAAAGTCTCAAAAAAAATGGATGTTGCCTTTAGATTTACTTGCTACTCCCGATAAGCGGGCGGATCTAACGAAAAAGATCATGCATTCATTTGGAAAACCAGTGAAGTCCCGAAACTTTCCGGCATACGAAGAGTTGATGCCGCCACGCACAGATATCACGGACAATAAGAATACCGTTCTTGTTCGAATATATGAAACACAAGCGTGTCACAGTTATCATAAAACACCGTCTGGTCTTATGGTTGCAAGTATACCCACTCTTCTCCAGTTTTTTCTTTCGACGCTGTATGCGCCTAAAGAGTTCATGGAATCAAAGCCCGAGCAGCGGTTTCTGTGCACCGCTGAACATTTGGTGAATTTAGCCAACGAATCGAAACACAAGTACAAGATTCTTACACCACTAACGTGCTTAGGCACACAGAAAGATCTTGTGACGATGCGAGTTGAAACAGCTGATCTATACAATAAGTTGAAAGAGGATAAGAACTCGCGGGAATTTTTAGAACTGTTTTTCAATTATACGCCTACAGACTTAACCAAGACCCAGCGTCAAAAAGTCCGTAAATCTTTGAAAAAGACGCTTAAGACCCGCCGACCTTAGAGTTTCCACCGCCAAAAGCGTTTCCGGTACATCCACCACAGGCTAACTTTCCGTAATTATACTCTAGCTTGAAATCGTTGCCGAACTTAATCCAAGGGTCTTCGGTATCTTTGTTACCCGTGTTCTTGGTGCTGTACGAATAATACTCGCGCTTCTCTTTTAACTGGCGCGTCCAGTCGCTCGAGTCGCGGGTAGGACCATAGTTGTACCCAGTGTATCCTGCAGGACCCTGAGAACTCATTTGTATCTAAGAAGACAAAGATGTTCAAGAAAAGTCAACTAGTTCTTCTTGGGCTTGTAGCTCTTCTTGTTTTGTATATCGTGTTCGGTGAGCGCGAACATATGTCAATGAACAAAGACAGTTCTAAGAACTGGGATGTACCTGAACTCTCGTCAACGCCAGACATAACTCCAGAAGGAGCGGACATCGATTCAATGAAGGCTAGACTTAAGGCCCTTGAGTCTGCAGTAGCTGAACTGAAAACTAAAGTGCAGAAATAACAAATGTACTGGGTACTTGTGAGTCTTATAATCTTTGCAATCTGTTATGTCATTGCGAACCGACAGTCTATAATTTTAGAGCATTTAGATGGGGTTAAAGGACCAGTACCTGCTTCTCCCCCGGCTGCTGTAGGTGCTAAGGGTTCTGCGCCACTGACTGGTGGACAAAAGAAACAGTGTGACGATCTAAAAGCGTCTAAGAATAGTCTGGATCCGCTAAAACAAGCAGTGTATCAGGCAGCTGTAGACCAAGGCAAGATACCTGGGTTCTGTGAGGATATTCTTAACGATCTGAGCGATGTAGGAGCATTGGCTTCAAAATTGACAATGTTGCAACAGGAAGTAGATCAGATGAAGAAACAAGCGAAAGATCAGTCGGCTCAAGCTGCGGCCGCACAGGCGAGTTTACAGGCTATGACGTAAAATTAGAGTCCACCAGTTAAATGACTGAGCCAGAACGACTGGTCGCGGTAGGGTGGTAGAACAGTAGTATCCTGTGCAGTTATTGGAGCCTGAGCCATAATTGGAGCAATAGATTCAGGAGTTAGGAGGTAATTATAGTGAGTTAATCCAGCAATTGATCCGTCGAAACCGCCGGCAATTGATGTATGAACAGTTTCAGAGTTCTGTTTGGGGATTTGAGAAAGAGAGTGATGGAGGTACAAGTTACCATCAATGTAAATGTCCACTGATTCCTGGGATACGCCGATGGCTACATGCACCCATTTCTGGGCTGGGATGTTTCCGATAGGAATCACTTCAGTTCCTCCGAAGGTATCAATCTTTACAATCAGGGAATTAGAGGAAGAGTCCAAAAAGAGAGCGGGACACATGACCGACAAATCAATCGGTCCCTTGGTAAAAATCACTTTCGGGGTACCGTAGCGGTACGAGAAATCATTCACTTTGACCCAGCAAGCGTACGAGAACGTGAGTCCTTGTTCCTGATTGAAAGATTTGGGGATTTGAGTGGGACTATCGAACTGTTTTCGTCCGTCGGTGATCGGACCGACAATTGAAATAATGCCGGTGGCGGCGGGAGAGGCAGTAATAGCCGTATAAACTACATACATAGTGGCTAAAACAGCTAGGGCTACAAGTATAATAACGACGTAACTCATTGTTATTATTAAAGTTTTAGATTAGAATGTATATTCCCGAAGTTGTTTTCCAACAGCATCAAATAGTCCGAACTTTACAGAGTACCCTGTAGTGTCTACTGTAGAACTGACGTTCGGAGCGCCGGGGTTGGTGGTTACGCACGAATTGCTGGCTCCATAAAAGGCTAGAGCGTCGGAAGGATTGATGACCTTAGAAGATGTCTGGAGGCCACACACTTGTCCTGAGAATCCGCCATTAGGAGTGATCTGGATATCTCCGACTGCGGGCTTAGGTACTCCTGAAAGGAAGCAGGACTTGACAAGCATACCGTTGAGATACACATCTAAGTTGCGTTCAAACACCGTTAGGGAAACAGAGAACCATGACTGGAGAGGAATATTGGGGACTTCGCAAGTAAATACGTCATCACCTAACTCGGGGGCATTGGCTGGAGCTGGTTCTGAAACACCGGAAGTATAATCAGAAGGAAAGATGGATACAGCGATGCGCAGGACGTTGTCGGTAGGGTGTAGAGTTACTTTGGGGTTCATTACAGCTGGGTTTGTGGAATCAGGACGAATGAGAACAGGTTTCTCGTGTCCGTACCCGTAATTCCAGTCCTTAATATACATCCACCACTGCATACCATAAGCTCCCTGATTACCGGCCGATAAAGGAGCCCCAGCTGCCGTAACGGTTGTTCCCTTCTGGGCATCTACAGCATCAGGCATGTTTCCAGTTCCGTAATACCACTGATACAACAAGGGAGGAGGAGGGGCACTGCCAGTAACACCCGGCGGGGTTCCGTACATTCCAGATCCTGCTGGTCCAGTAGGTCCTGTAGGACCTGGAATTGACGAAACGGTAGAAGGTGACGTACTTGACGAGTATGGTGCTGTACTAGATGCTACATCAATATTCTCCAATCCTTCACGGTAATTTGTGAACTTGGCAACGCCGGGCATCCCAATAGTCTGCCATCCAAACTGTCTGGCAGCTAAGTCGTATATTACAATCACGACAAGAATAGCCAGACCAAGACCTAAAATACCTCCGACAATACCGACTCCCCACTTCCACTTAGTTAACGAAGATGCAGCCGCTGCAGCAGCAGCTTGGGCGTCTGCTGCAATTTTAGACGCAGCAGCTTGAGCTTCCTCGTTCTGTTTCGCTAAGCTCTCAAGGTAACCTGGAGCATATGTAACGCTCTGTGCTTGGGATAGATCGGGTCGTAGCGTAGGCACAGCAATTGGAGCTATCGGTGCCGGTTTACTTGAGCTTCCACCCATTTGTTAGAAAGCCGGAAGTAAAAACGGACGATATGACAGTGAAATGTCGGTGAAGGAAATGTACTGCAACAATTGTGGTGAAAAAGGTCACGTGTTTCGAACATGTAAAGACCCAATTATATCGTGCGGGATCCTGCTCTTGCGAGGAGCTTATGATCCCCTAAAATTACCAGTGGATCCTCGAACCGTAGGAGTTCTGATGGTGAAACGCAAAGATTCTATGGCATACATGGAATTTATTCGAGGAAAGTACGAGTTGGGAGATACGGAGTACCTTGAACGCCTCATTGGAAATATGACCTTGCCTGAACAGAAACTGATTGTAGCCGAAGAGTTTGATACCTTGTGGACCAAACTGTGGGGACAGGGACGCGATACGCATTCGGCAGAGTACGAGATTTCGAAATCTAAATACTACCAACTAGACAGGGTTGATCTCACTACACGTAACCGATCAAAGTATTCTGAGCCAGAATGGGGGTTCCCAAAAGGCAGGAGAGCCAGAGGAGAATCTGATTCTACCTGCGCTGTACGCGAGTTCTTCGAAGAAACAAACATTCCTCCTGAAGCGTATACTTTACATGAAACCTTGAAGTTCACAGAAACCTTTAAAGGTACCAACAATATCATGTACCGCCACATCTACTTTGTGGCTATGTTGAAAGATTCCAAGATCGTGAACTTGAAGCAGAAACTCACATTCATGCAGAGCAAAGAGATTTCGGAAGTTGATTGGAAATCGTTATCAGAATGCAAATCTGTGATCCGACCGCATTATACTGAACGTCTGACTCTTATGGGGCAAGTTGAACGTCTGATTGCCACACATCAAAGTCTGTAATAGTAATAACAATGAACACCATTCTTTCAGCAGCCGGAGTGTTTGGAGGGTTTACTGTAGGAACTTCTGCGATTCTTATGGCGAGTACGTACGCTACGTGTGAAAAGATAGATACAGCAGCATCGTTCAAGTCTGGAGCGATTGCTGCGGCAGTTCCGTCGCTAGCCTTCTTTTTATCTTCGTACTTTGAGTTCCTGCGTCGTCCGTTTGTTGATTTTTATACAAGTTTCGGGATTGAAGAACCTATGAATACTCGGGTAGCACTGGGACACATTCTTCTTATTTTCTTATGGCCCATGATCGTATGGGCATTCAATGACGCGTCCACGAAAACATGTGTCGCATCAGCTGACGAAATGGCAAGTTTCAAGTCCAAACTGATGGATAAACTGAGCAAGAAACAGCAAAAGGAGGCTAAGAATGCTGCAACTCCTCCTAAATCTGCTTAGAAATCAAAGTCCAGAATATAAACCACGGTCAAGTATGCAGCGACCGCCAAACCCAGTATCCATATCCAGACTGGAAACACTGTAGACTCCTTCTTTCCAACTCCAAAGGGACGGATATTTCCTTGTCTATCAAAAGCCACAGCTGGCTTTACATAGAGAAACCCTGCGACGTAGAAAAGGTAAATTGCGACAGTCCATAATTTGGGATTCTTGCGGACAACCTCTTCCATTATCATTTCGGTTGTAAAATTAAGTGAGAATGTCCTACGTTTTGCCTAATCGCAAGGCGTTCGTAGATTCCATAACCCGAATCTTTTTGAAGTACCGTCAGAAAGACATGGAAGGAACAGACGGTAAGCCTGGAGAACTGTACCCTTACCAGAAACTTGTCAGGGACTACCTCTTAATTGAAACTCCGTACCGGGGTCTACTTGTATACCACGGCCTCGGTTCAGGAAAGACGTGTTCGGCTATCGCGGTCGCCGAGTCCTTGATGACCAATAAGAAAGTGTTTGTCTTACTTCCAGCATCACTCAAAGCGAACTTTATTGGCGAGATCCGGTCGTGTGGCGATCCGGTGTACAAGAAAGACAGCCATTGGGAGGAGAAGAAGGTTCGGACAGAAGAGGATCGGGATACTGCGAAATCCATGGGTATTTCTGAAGAGTACTTGGACAAAAATGGACGGTACTTTATGACCGTTCAGGGTGCAGCCCCGAATTTCCGGACGCTGTCGCTAGACCAGCAGAAAGGCATTGATGCCCAAATTGATGATCTAATAAATTCGAGGTTCACGTTCATTAACTATAACGGCATTCTGGAATCTAATGTTGATCGTATTCTTCATTCTCCCCACATGTTCGATGACTCAGTTGTGATCGTTGAAGAAGCCCATAACTTAATTGGTGCGGTGATCAACGAAAGCGAGCTGAAACGTAAGTTGTACGATATGATTTATAAAGCCCAGAACTGTAAGGTCGTGGCTTTGTCTGGTACTCCCACAATCAACCGTCCCCAGGAAATTGCGTTTCTAATGAATCTTTTGCGCGGACCTATTGAGCGAGTCACGGTTCCCACCAAGTCTGCAATGACATGGGACGAAGCACTGATGACTGCCTTTTTCAGGCAACAAAAGGATGTGGATACGATAGAGTACAATTCCGTAAAACACGAACTGAAACTTACCCGCAACCCTCCTTATTTCGAGAGCGTGTACAACGATAAGGGAGATCGGATTGCCGTGAAGTATTCTAAAGAATTCAAGCAGGAACCGGATATCAAGAAATGGGCGTCGGAATGGAAGACCGAGTTCGAAAATAAGTTTGCGGGAGTAGAGCTTCTGGGCGAAGACAAGATGGGTGTAGAGAACCTGGAGTGTTTGCCGACCGAGTATGAAGATTTTATGAAGACGTTTGTAGACGGCTTGAATATCAAGAATGCTTTGTTACTTGGGCGTCGTATTCAGGGTCTTGTGTCTTACTACAAGGGCGCTGACGAGAAATTGATTCCAAAGCGTCTGGATGAAGACAAGACCCTGCAGAAAATTGAGATGTCCGACGAACAGTACTTGCGGTACTTAGAAGCCCGCAAAATTGAAATTGATCGTGAAGCTAAGAAGAACCGTAATCCTTCCCTAAACGACGAGCTTGGTTCTTACCGTATGACGTCGCGTCTAGTATGTAATTTTGCGGTCCCTCCCGAATTCAAGTATAAGATGTCAGAAGAAGGCGAAACCGAATATTCATTACGTGGCAAACCTATTCCTGAAGATAAGCTGGAAATTTTGAAAAAAATAGATGCGGAACCTGAACGTTTCCTAACACCTAAAGCGCTTCCTAACTTCTCTCCGAAAATGGCTCAGATGCTGAAAGATCTGAAGTCTACAGTAGGAAAAGATGGCGACTTCAATAATCAGTTCGTGTATTCCGAGTACAAGTCGTTAGAAGGTCTTGGACTCTTTAAATTAATTCTGAATCATAACGGGTTCCAGCCGTACAAATTGAAGAAGGAAGGAGGGCAGTGGCGTGAAGGCGAGATGGAGAAGGGAGTACCAGCGTACGCTTCATATACTGGCGATGAAGATGAAGACGAACGTGAGATGGCGCGTCTAGTGTTTAATGGAGAAACCGAAAAGTTACCGTCGTCACTGAAAGATTCGTTGAAAGAGCGCAAGTTATGTATTATGATGGGAACTAAGGCAGCAGCTGAAGGTATTACCTTAAAAAACGTTCGGAACGTGTACATCATGGAACCTTATTGGAACCCTGCACGTATTGAGCAAGTGATTGGTCGTGCCATCCGCGTAAACTCACATTCATCGTTGCCAGAAGACCAACGTAACGTTACAGTGAAACTCTACATGTCCGTATTCTCAGCGAAACAGCTCAAGGATCAGGAAGGACCTAATATTACCCAGATTCGTCGTAATGATACTACTACCAAACGGTACGAAGGAAACGAACCGATAGAGGCTTTCTTGAGCTCCGACGAGGTTCTGTACGATATGTCGTACAAAAAAGGTAAGATTATTAAAGGAATTTCCACGATCCTCAAACAGGCTGCAGTAGATTGTGAGATTCATCGTAAATTACATTCCAAAGAACAGCCGGTAATCCAATGTATGCGTTTCGACACATCGGTCACCGCGGAAGATCTTGCCTACCGTCCATCGTACTTGAATGATGAAAAGGATACTCTTTATAGGCGTAACTTAATACCGAAAAGACGTAAGCTCCAAATCATTAAAGTGAAAGGAATGGTAATGATTCTAGACCCTAAGACGAACGAGATCTTTGACTACTCTGCATTCCAGGATAATCAGCGTTTGTTCCAGATAGGGTCACGTAGTGGACCCAACGCTATAACCTTTTTCCCGCATGTTGTATAAATGGCGACAGTCGCCCATCCTAGGACTTCATCAAATAACCAAGCAGGAACGCGCGGGTTATCTGCTGCCGACTGGACTCGCTTAATGCGTCTGAAGGGAGCTAAAACGTATGCTACCGATATTGCAGCGAATACTGACGTGAATATTCCTACGACGTCACAGACACCACATTCGGTTCCCATGCTGGTTCCTCGTCATACAGGTGGCAGTCGTATCCGGCGCACGAACGGTCAGTGGTTAGACTTCAAGGCGTCGCAGAATGCGGACTACATTGTGTCAACAACACATGCTAATAACACGAATGCCAAGAATCTGAAACTCACCCGCCTATGTAATTGCACGACCGTAAGTCTGAATGTAGACCGTACCGGATGCATCAAATGCGGAGTATATAGACATAAAACTATTCAGTAAATAAGTAAGGATGTCTGGAGGTTTAATTCAGCTCGTCAATAGAGGTGCACAAGATCAACTAGTATGTGGGAACCCATCGTTCACTCATTTTAGGTCGGTGTATAAGCGCCACACAGATTTTGCAATGGAACAGTTTGAGTTAGTGTTCAAGACCACAAATTTAAGAATTCCTGCATCGGGATCATTGACTCTCAGAGCAACGGTTGACCAAATCGCTCAATTAGTCAATGATTGTTATGTCGTGATGACTCTTCCAAACATTTATTCTCCAGTCTATCCTGTTACACAGGGTGCTAACGCAAATTTAAATTCAAATTCTCAGGCTATTGGATACGAGTTCCAGTGGATTCGAAATATTGGATACAATATGATCAACCATGCTTCTATCCTAATTAACGGCCAAGAGATTGTGCGCCATACCGGTGAATGGATGAAATTGTACGCTGATCTAAATTTTGATGCTAACAAGAAGGCGATGGTAAGCCAGATGGTAGGTAACTTGCCAGAAATGTATGATCCGGCGAATGCATACGATCGTATGAACCAGTATCCTCATTCAATATCAACCATGGCAGACTCAGCCGAGCCGTCAATTTACGGCCGCGTCCTGAACGTTCCTCTCCATTTTTGGTTCTGTGAGAATGTAGGTGCGGCTCTGCCTCTAGGAGCACTCCAGAACTCCATTGTTGAAATTGTCGTTGAACTTGCGAACATGTACGAACTATTCACGATCCGCGATATCCGTGAAAGAATTAATGGTCAGGTAAACCCGAATTTTGGGAAGCGTATTGCTCCTGATTCAAGCGATTCACTGATGACGATGAATAATTTCCTGTCGCCGCCAACATACGCTATCCCCCCAGCGCCTTCGAATCCTACACTTATGTACTGGAACCTCAATCCGTTCATTGAAGCGAATTATATTTTCCTAAATGATGCTGAGTTAGCCCACATTAATCAGACCGAACACTCTTTCATTATCAAGCAGATTGATATGGTTTCGGCTAATGGTCAGTATGGATCTAGTAACGATCTTGCTTTACTCATGAAGAATCTGTGTACTCAGGTAGTATGGGTTGCGCAGCGTTCAGACCGTATACTGGCCAACGATGTAGACAATTACACTAACTGGGTGGATCCTTACAAGCCTCCAATTGATACATCAGGAACGACAGGAATGGCTCTGTCGTACACGACTGGAAACGATCTGAGCACCGCAGTATCACAGCGCGACATCCTTCTTGAATCGTCTATTATTTTGGACGGGAGGGAGCGGTTCTCATACAAACAAACATATTTCTTCTCGCAGCTGGAGAATTACCGTCATCAGAAAGGTCGGACATCTACGGATATTCCAGGAGTGTACACGTACTCATTCTCGCTTGAGCCATACAGTACTCAGCCAAGCGGACACATTAACGGATCAATGTTTAACAAAACTCTATTGCGAAATACGTATGTCCAGCCTCCGTTAGTTGCATCATCAACCAATAATAGTCCGCCTGGGCCAGTATGCGTTCTAAAATCGACATTGAATCTTCCTAATCCGACAATCGTGAATCCAGGAGCTACTGGTCCAAATGGGCAACTGCTGTACTCGCCTTTAGACGTAATATCAATTGTTCCAAACACTCAGGTCGCAAATGCAGTCAAGACATTACAGTATAATTACACTATTACAGCGTACGTTGAATCGTACAATTATCTCCGAGTGATGAGTGGAATTGCCAACGTTGTTTTCAGCTCGTAAGTCCTTGTTGTATAATAAGTAAGAGAATGGCGACCGGAGTCAAAATTCAGTCGGCAAAGTACGGAGTTGGTACCAAAACTTTAGATGTAACAAAAGCTGTTTCAGCCCAGTTAAAAGACGGGCGCCTAAATTTCGTAGTTACGCCATCAGCCTTAAATGTTGCAGATCCGGCCCCAGGGCAGCTAAAAACTCTTACGGTGACATACTCTATTAATAACGGAGCGAGCAATACGGCTACAGCGGTAGACGGCGATTCAATGGACATTGACGCTCCTCCTGCTCGTCTGGCTTCAGGATTACAGATCAAAAAAGCACGGTATGGATTTGATAGGAATTTTACGGATGTGACAAGTGCTGTACGAACGTACTTGAACGAGGGGTCAATCAATTTAAAGGTAAGTCACAGTTCCTTGGGTATTCCAGACCCGAATCCTCAGAAGGTGAAGTACCTCATGGTAGATTACACGATTAACGACGAGCCAGGATCCAAAAAAATCCAGGACGGTCAGAAGTTTCAAATCAATGCTCCAGCTGTAGCTGCTGACGTAACAAATACTCCTACCGACGGAGCACTGGATATTGTAGGTATGCTGTTTAACGATGTGTTCTTGTTCATCAAAACATACTTCGTACTTGCGATGACGATTCAAGGGGCTAAGTATGGTCAGACTCTGTTCAGCGGAGGATACTGGATTATTGGAGCTCTGACACTTTTCACTTACGGTTTCTTCCCGATTCTCATACTTCCTGTCCTCATTCTCATTTGGCATCTCGTTATGGGTTGAACAATGAAGATCAATTATATAATAATGGAAACTGATATTTACTTCAGTTTCACTCTAGAGTTTGGAAATCCACTCTACAGTGACCAAACTATGCGCGAATGGCAGACTCTTTGGCGAACAGTGTGCGAAATGGCGTACAATCCAAGTACTCATCAGTACCCTTTTATTCGCAGTTTTTCACACTACTCGAACGAAATTGAAGAGTTGCACAAATATACGATTAACAGTGGTCGAATCAAGAACCATAAACTTCTGTGTTTTGAACATGTGTGGAAAGAGTACAAGAAAAAGACACCGATTACCAATACTTCTCTGAAAGAACTTTATGTACCGCGCTTACTGATTCCTACCCAGGAAGCCCAGAAGTTCATTCAACAAATATTTCCAAGTTGTACCATCATTTTCTGGGCAGAGTAACAAATGAATCTGGATACGGCCGTACAGCCTGGACTAGGATTACCGCTGGGATACCGTACTCCGCCAAGCAAGGCGGAAAAACGTAGGGTTGCGCAAGGTGAGACGCCAGGATACTCACCAGCTTACCCTGTGAATGTCCCAACAGGCGAAGCTCGTAAAATTGCATTTGAAGCATCGAAGGTAGATCGCGAACCTAAAAAAGGTGGAAAGTCTCGTCGTCGTAAAGGGGGCAAGAAAGCGCGGAAGACTCGGCGTAGGTCACGTAAGTAAATGAATGAAAAATTGGCTTTCGCCGTTTTGATTTTTTGGGTTTTGTTGTTTTTATGTTTTTTGATTTACATGTCCGCAAACTTGCCCACCCCGGCAAAGCCGAGGAACGCCTCTGCGTCATTGTAGACGCGGTGCGTGGTCTCGCCGACCAGGTATTCCTTGACCTCATCCAGCCCTTCCTCAGAAGAGGCTGCCGGTCCGGTCACGTGGCGACCCGTTTCGGGGTGCCAGTAGACGCCAGCCGTATCGGTTTCCGTGAGCCCGGTGAGCGCCTTCAGGTCCTCGTAAGAGAGAACCTCGGGCACCACCGGCTCGACGACCTTGGCTGCGTTCTTGGCCGCTAGCCAAGCTTGGACGTGCTCGTCCTTGGTCTTCGCGTCAAACTCATCGTCCGACAGACCCTCCACGTGCTTCTTCAGCACCTTCTTGGCGTTCTCAAACGCCTTCTTGTCTTCACCAAACGCCTCCTTCAGAAGCTTGGTGTGACTTGCACCGGCGGCAAACGTGAACTCACGCTTGCCATCAGTGTTCTTCGCCGCAGTCTTCGCGACCGCGGGCTTCTCCTCTTCACCGGCCGCCACCTTGGCGACCTTCTTACCCTTCACGGGCGCCGACGGAGCGTCGGTCTTCTTGGCAGCGCCGCGCTTCGCCTTCGCAGGCGTAACGGGCTCTTCTGCTTTACCCGCGCCAGCATTGGCCACGGGTTCGACAACCTTGACAGCATCACCGCCCTTCTTGATCTCAGCGAGGATCTTGGTCAGCTCATCGCGAGCAGCCTTGATGTCCTCCACAGTCTTGATGTTGGGGCGATTGATAAACGTGCTCATATTGAGTGTTTGTTCTTGTCTTGATTTGGGTGTGAAATACATATCGTTAACCAAAATAAATCCGTTTTTGCAAATTGCGTTTCTTGGAGTGTTTTATAGTACGTATTTTTAACAAATGTCTACCGAGTTCGCCAAGGAACATCTGCGCGAACACCTCGTGGGTCTTTTAGTCAGCCCCGTAGCCGACGGGTTCTGGTCTATCCACGACTCGGCCAAGGACCTATGTGATCGCAACGGTCAGCCTGATCAGATCTTACGCACGTTCCAGAACATGCTCACGCGCATCCCTGAATGGTCAGACTCTACGCTATCTACCGAAGTCGAGCGCATTCTCAAGGTTACGAACTGTAAGTACATGGACGATCTTCTGATGGGCGTATTTATTGCGTACATGAAATCGTTTGCATCTCTTCATTACCGTGGATCACAATCTGAACTCAAGATCGAGTTTGAGCGTCCGAGCTTCGCAAAGTTCATTCATGAACTGTACAAGCATTCTGCGCGCAAAATGTGGCAGATGGCGTACTATTTCAAGACGGTAGGTGTGTCGTCGGAGCAGCAGGCACGTAACCGTCAGGATATTGAAAAGATTGTGACGGAATGTATGGAGCAGGTGATTCGTTCGTTCCTGCCTTGGGAAGCGATTGCCAAGAAGTACTTTTCGGAAGATGATGATGTGCCGCAGTCTGCGTCCTTACCCGTTCACATCCAGCACGCACCGGAGGAACCAGTAAAGAAGGCCGGGTCGGTACCTACTCAGGTCAAGTTTGAGGATGATGTGCCAGAGCCGGAGTCGGAGTCAGATTCCGAGTCAGGATCCGAGAGCGGCGACGATGGTCGTGGGGAACTGAAGGTGAGCGAAGAGGTTGCTGAAATTGAGTTTGAGGATATGGATAAGCCTGAAGAGCCCAAGAAGAATGTGGTGGAGAAGGAGGTTGAGGATGATCCTCTAAAAGAAATTGAGGGAAAAGCGGGAGATACTCTCGTTCTAAATATGTGAAATTTTGATTGAGCGCAAAATAAATGATCATTCCAATCGCTGCGGTTTCAGTAGCCCTCGTGTGCTTTATCGTGTACGCTCTAGAGCGCCGGGCAAAGGGCGAGCCAATTAATTGGACAGATGCAGGTAAGCTCTCACTGTTCGGAGGTATTATTTCAGCCGGTGTGGTATTTGCGACCACAACGGATGTTGTTACGGATGCTGTGAAGACGCTGGAAGTCCCCAGCGTTCAGGATATGTTCATTGGCCGCCCAACATTTTAATGTTTGTAGGCAAACAATTAATTTACACGGTATACAATAAACAGAGTAATGAATTATCAGCACTCCAAAATATATAAACTTGAATGTGACGATGGATGCTATTATTATGGCGCTACAACTGGAAGTCTTGATACAAGACTAAGAGGTCATAAAAAAGCATCAACTACACAACCCTATCGCGTGTATAAACACATAAACGAGATAGGCTGGAACAAGGTGAAAATCACTCTTGTAGAAGAATTCCCGTGTAATTTGCGAAGTGAACTGAATAAACGTGAATCAGAATTTATTTATGAGGCACGTAAAGATGAAAAGTGTTTGAATACTATTCTTTCATTTGCTACCGAAGAACAACGGCAGGAAAAACGAGAGAAATATTTTGAAACATACAACCGACCCCTTACAGAACAGCGTATTGAATACAACCACACGTATAGTAAGAAGTACAGAGAACAAAAAGGCAATGAATTAAAACAGAAGAAGAGTGAATATTACTACACAAACAAGGAAGATCGTGATAAAAAGACTAAAGAAAATTATTACAAGAACAAAGAAGAAATATTACGTAAAAAGAAGGAAAAATACCATGCAAAGAAAGCTCAAGCTTCAATGACACAACAGTCTTCTCCTGCCGGAAGTGAGTCAGTACCAAAGTAAGATTTCAAAGATAAAATTTCAGTTCGTGGAACTGCATTTTTACAGAGCCGAGTAATCGCCTTGTAGAGATAGAAGCCATGATACCGGTCATGCTTATCGTCACTCTTTCCAAATAATACCGAGGTGTCGTCATCCAAAGATAACCATTTCATAAAAAACTTAAATACCTGGTTATTGCGATAATCTAGGCACTTAGGACCTTCTGGAAAAAGGTCCCAGAACATTGAGGTAGCTAGACGTACCAGATCAAAAGAAGGATTGGGTTTGATTTCGGGGTATTTGGAAATGTACCAAGGCTCAAAATTGAACTGCCCGCCAGCCTCTTCATCTACCGAAAAATGGTCGCTCATGAACAGTTTGGGTTCCTTCATTCCCATAACTTTCACTGATCCAATTCCACGCTCGAAATCAATGAGTTTAATCAAGTAACCGTAAGTGGGAAGTTTGTAAAAAGAACCGGCACAGTTGTAATACAAAAACTCCTTTTCGGTGGAAATGTACATCACATTATTAGAATGAAGATCATTATGAGTGAATCCGTAATTACGCTGAGCAAACGCTAGAGCAAACATAACTTGGGATAACCATGCCAGATGTTTAGGAGGATCAGGGTGCTCAGAACACAGTTCGTGAAAAGTTCCAGTACATTTTTCCATAACCGTGACCTGAACGGGAACGTTAGTAAACGATGCCCACGCAAACGGCTCACCATCATCTTCGTCTTCGTCTTCGTCTTCATCTTCGTCGGAATCACAATCGCATGACTTAAGGCCAAAAACGTAAGATGTAGATACCGACGAAGAATCCGACTCGTCGTCCGAATCTTCTTCTCCATCACGCATCATAGGGTTCATTTCAGCGGCTTCGGTGGGTCCTACCTCAGGAGCTTCAAGTTCCTTTACGCCATCAAGAACCATATCTTCGCCTAATAAGACGTTTGCACGGGCTCCACGAGTATGCTTGAAATCTCCTTCACGGATGTCGTCTGTTAACTTGATATCAAATGTTTTTCCGATATTGGAAGAAAACCATGAGCGCTCTGACAGTTCTGCGTAGTCGTCGGAGATATCTATTGTATGCTTTTCCGATACCCCCGTGAACACTCCATACACTTTCGGGAAATGGGGGCATCCAGACTGGGCTAGCACAGTGGACAGAAGGGCACCAACATATGCAGCGTTGTTTGGATCCTGGATCTTGCGCCAGATCTCAGCCGACTCTTCTTCAGACGTAGGTAATCCTAGTGCCGTTCCATAATCTCCCTGCATCCACTTGAAGGGAGAAAGAAGCATCGTGACTTTGCGATGAACTTCAACTACAGCTCCCTTGGACGTCCGAACGTGCTCGGCGTCTACAATTGAGGCAATACTGTCATTGACCTTGAACCCAAACTCCTGTGGCGAATCCCGAACTTCAGTTTTAAACAGTTTTTGGATGGGAGGAAAAAAAGGCTGGAGATGGTTCAAGCCCCAAAACTGCTGAGCTTTCAAGCTCTTCGTATCGTGTCGCTGAAGGCTGAGGGCGATAGAGTTTGTCCGTAAATCACTTCCGGCTGATGGTTTCCGCTTGACCATATTATTATGGCGTCCCAAACATAAACTAAAAACTACACGCAATAAAGCAAGTAGATGAACTTCCAGATCAAGAAGTTCAATATAGATATGTTGAAAGACAGGTGCGAGATAGATTCTCGTAAATCCCCAATGATTGTCGTTATTGGAAAGAAAGATACCGGAAAATCGTTCTTGGTTCGCGATATTCTATTTAATACCCAGCACTGTTTCCCGATTGGAACGGTGATTTCAGGTACAGAAGTTGCGAACGAGTTTTTCCAGCATATGGTTCCTTCCAAACTGATTCACGATAAGTACAATCCTTCTATCGTGATGAATGTGATTAAGCGGCAATTAGGTGTAAAGACTGCACGTAACGAAGAAAAAAAGAGATCAGGCGGAAATTCAGGCACAGATCCTCGTGCCTTTTTGATTTTGGATGATTGTTTGTATGATGCATCATGGATTAAAGAGGAATCTACGCGCTACATTTTCATGAACGGTCGCCACATTGATGTCATGACAATTATTACGATGCAGTACCCTCTTGGAATCACACCTAATCTTCGTACGAACGTGGATTTCGTGTTTATTCTTCGCGAAAGTATCGTGAATAATCGCCGTCGTATATACGACAATTATGCCGGTATGTTTCCCACGTTTGAAATGTTCTGTCAATTCATGGACCAATGCACTGAAAATTTCGAATGCCTGGTGATTTGCAACGGCGTTCAATCAAATAAATTAGAAGACCAAGTGTTCTGGTACAAAGCTTCTGATCACCCACCGTTTCATTTATGTGATAACTCGCTGTGGACTGATAACAAACCGTTCTCTAGTGCAATGTTAGCCCAAGATGAGTATTCGCCTGATGCTCTGAGGAAAAAGAGCTCGAATCCTTGGGTCCGTGTCAAACAAGAGGGTAAGGATAAACATTAATACCGCCTAAAAATAATGGAGTCTTCGGATATTTTGTTTCAAACTAATGATGTTTGTATTTTAAATCCTAGATCCAACAGAGGAATACTAATACAAACATGGGGTACATCTAAAAATATATGCAGAGAAGGATTGCTATCTTATAATGAATTACGTAAAGTACATCCTGAACTTGGGTTACCAGTTAGATCGACCCATCGTGACCCGAAACACGATAATCTAATATTTTTTAGGGCACCATATAATTCTGATACGACTACATTTGAAAGTTCATATGATGGAAATTCACCGAAAGGTATGATAAAAAAGTATTCTGTGCCATCAAAGGAATCGGCAATTGCTCTAATACGAATTGACCCAGAAAAAACGTTTGTTTATTCATCCGAAACAAGAGCCATGGGTACTTATTTTGATCTACAGGAATCACGAATACCGATGACAGAATATTTAAGAAGAATAGATGGTCATTCAAAGTTTGGATATTCTGGAAATCCTTGCAGTAACATCATAACATACGAAAAAAGTAGGTTCCCTACACCACGTTGTAAGTATCCATGGATAGCAGGATTTCCAATTGAACGTAATTCCGAAGTAGTAGTAGAGGTACCAAGAATTCCTCCAGAATGGCTTGTAAGCTGTCACAGCAATGGTGGACGTAGGAAAAAGAATACATCTAAAACTCGTCGTTCAACACGTCGCCGCCGTCAGACCAAAAAGAAACATTAATCTTGCGTAAAAATAATGGTATCATTTGGGTTTGATAACGAAGCTCTAACGAATGTTCTCACGAAGTACGGATCTCTATCCAAAGAACTGAGTAAAAGTCGTAACGGTGCTCCGGATGTTAATGTGTTAAAGTATGACACGGAGGACCATTTATACGAGAGATACACATTAGTTGCCATTGTTAATCCTGTCAGTGGGCAATTCTATCAGATAAAACTCCAGCTGAACCCAGAAACTGGTAAAATCGTTACACGTGCGACAGACATATGGAAAGCCGACGCAGATTTTCTAGCAGAAATTGCGAGTAAGTACGTCATAGAGGTCAAAAAGATACCTCGTTCACCCACACCCGTTGATCCCAATGTGGGATCTCCAGCACCTGTATCCGCAAAATCGGTAGCGTCAAATCTGTTTAACAAGGCGAAAGGTATATTCCGCCGTGCAGGGAAGCGTTCAACACGTCGCCGCCGTCAGACCAAGCGTCGTTAGGAACTCAAAGATCACGGGGCGCACCGCCCTCGGCAGGGTGAACATTGTCTTCAATCGCGCGACCGATATCGGCCGTATCGGCCAGACCTGCATCTTTCTTAACATCCTCAAGATTCTTACGACGGCGCGCCTCATTCTCCTTCTTCTGCTGCTCAATGCGCTGAGCCTTCTCTTCCTCAAAGAAAATCTCGCGATTCACCTCGTTCTCCTTGTACCTGCGCATCATCTCGTTCAGCTCCTTCTCGGCATACTCTACCTCGGGCATCATGTTCTCAGAAGGATCCCACGGCAGCCACGCACCAACCTTACCAATATAAAGATTGTCATTAGGGTAGCGGCGCTGCAGGACCTTGGCGTACGTCTGGCACTCCTCGAGATTTGCAAACACGCGACGGAGCTTGACGCCACGAACGTTGGTCTGAAACTCAACCTGCTCATTGAACTTCGCCTCAACCTCCTTCTCGTTCTTCAGGAGAAAAACCTGGTACTGCTCGGGGACATCCGTCTTCTTCACCTCGGCCTCATGTACCTTCTTGAACTCCTCCATATCCTTGAAAAGGTCATCAACCTTCAGAGAATACTTCTTGGCAACATAAGCCATGAGATGCTCCAAACCCTTGACCTTCCACTCATACGCCATCCACTCTACAAACTTCTCGTTGTAGAACTCCGCCTTCTGCTTAACCACCTTTTCAGGTGAAATAAAGGAGATGATGCAGTAGCGCTGCGTAGGAATCTCAGGGTCCTCTTCAAGGTAATCAATAACAGTTCCATCGGTTTCCTTCGTGGGTAGAGTTTCGCGAGGCATTTGTTTATTAATGGAGTCCTATGTGAAAGTTCTATATTTAACGAATATAAATGATTAAATCATATGTAATACATGCTGAAAGTGCTAAAGAACGAAAACGACATGTAGACAAACTTGTACAATTGACTGATGCCACTGTATTTCCAGCAATTATGGATAATCCTGGAGCTCGTGGATGTTATCTTAGCCATATAGAAATCTACAAAATCAATCCTGAAGAACCAGTTATTGTTTTTGAAGACGATTGTATTATTACAGACCCAAACATTATAAAACTTGTTGAATGGAATGCTTCAAATTACGATATAATATATCTTGGAGTTTCAAAAGCTTGGTCACAGCTCCTAAATATAAAAATAAACTTTGTAGGATTGCCATCGCAAACATTCAAGACGAACTCTTGGGGGACATATGCATTATTTGTATCTCCAAAAGTAAAGAAACTAGTTTTAGATCATGATTCAAAGTATGGATATACACTTCCAATTGATCTGTTATTAAATAACATAATTAATGAGAATGACTTACGAGTCTTTATTCCATCTCCAATTGATAAATTTGTACAACATGACAATACTATCAAAAGTTTAATGATAATATCTAACCAAACGCAGTTACCCTAAAGAACTTTCGTATTAGGTTTGCACTGTCCTATCCCTTTGGTCTGTTGCATCATGATTGGAGCAGGGCAGTTCTTGCATGGGCACTCAGTATGATCGTACCCCAAAATATGTCCCATCTCGTGGGAAACCATATATTGGCGATAATCATCTAAGCTAAGTTTGCTTTTCGATGCACCATGGTACCATCGATCAGAGTTCAGCCACATAGTCTTACCTCCTAATTCGGCACACGACAGCTTTCCTTCTAATCCGCAATTCTTATCAATAGTCGATTGAGATGACAAGTGAATTGTCACATCTTGATTAAAAGAAACAGGTTCAAAGAAGTAACCCTTCGTGGACCACCCGTCTGGATCGTTGAGGTACGTCGTAACATAAAACTCAATTTGTCCTGGAGGGATAGTGTACTTTTTCTGAACGTCTGGATCAACTACGACCTTTACGCGGATGCGCCTCATTATCTAAAGGTGGTTGTTTTTCTGCAATTCCTGAACACTCGAAAATCCTTTTCTCCCTGCAAAATGCATGAAATATGTTTCTTTAAAATACGTAAGAATGTTTCGTCGGTGAATGCGGAATGTAAAGGGTACAAACATTTCGCCTATTGATCGATTAATAGTTGCTTGAAGAAACCATATTGAGTTGAACTTTTTTGATATAATAACATACATGTTATGAGTTTGAAGCTCGTACCCAACCGCTGATTGTTCATAATGATACGGGCTTTTTTGTTCTAAGTTGTTGGGAATATTAGGATTGTAGTAATCAGACGTCACATATTTGTAGTAAACTCGTTCAAGAAACTCGCGGTGTTTTTTCGGTTGAAGGACCAGAACTCCGGTATTAAGAATCTTACCAGAGTTCACAGTAAATCCACTACTTGCATAATATCCTGCGCCGTCCTTCCAATTATATACATACTTACGAAAACTGCTCATGAAGTAAGAGGGCGTTTGGTCAGTTTCGTTTGCTATACCTATTTTGTCACCAAAGTCAATGTGTGTATGAATAGGGGGCGATTTGATATTAATGAGTATATCGGCATCAATGAACACTATAAAATCATACTCGGCCGACCAAGGTTGACTACATACCAGAATCTTGTTCAATGTTATAGTTTTTGGATCGGTGTGATCTTTATCCAAATAATCATCCAAAACCCTAAAATCGTAACCACACTTACGGGCATAGTTTTCTTGACTCTCACGGAAAAGTCGGTTGTACTCTTCAAGGTACTTTTCACCTATGGCCAAAGTCACCAAACATACTTTCATTTAAAGAATGACTCGTTTTTTCTCTGTCCTTTTCTATAAAAATGCCCGAGCAGAAGTCTGTTGCCGCCCCTGCTGGAGTTGATTTCTCGGACCTAACGACTCGTGCTATCAAGTACGCCTTTGAGGGTCTGGCTGTTGCGATTGCGGCGTACCTCCTCCCCGGCAAGGGCCTCAAGCTGTCGGAGATCGGCATGATTGCCCTCGTTGCCCTGGCCACGTTCGCCATCCTCGATATCTACGCCCCCTCGGTCGGCTCGTCGGCGCGCACGGGTGCCGGCTTCGGTATTGGCGCCCACCTCGTAGGCTTCCCTTAAACGCCTAAACTACATGACACACGACACCGTAAAAAACACGAAATTGGTCATTAAAAAATGACCCATCTCGGGTCTGGTTTTAGTTTTTAGTAGTAGATAGCCTCATCGAACTTTTCCCGCATCAATGCCGTAAGACTTCTAGACGAGTTGCTGTTTGCAGTCATCGCATAGAACTCCGGGTAGAATTTCAGGTTGTATTCGTAAGTGCGTTCGCCACTGTAAAGCCAGACAATGAATGTTCGGTCACAGTACTCGGACTGCTCCCACTTCATGCTGACGCCACTCTGCCCCAGCTGACGCTCAATCGCATCTTTCATCTTGTCAAGCGCATTGTAAGGGTGGTGAACTTTCGGCATCTTCTTGTATTAAAAAGGTCATTTCTGACCAAATTGATTTCGTTTTTTAATTAGTTAATCAAACATCATATTCGTAAAGATCTCCATAATGGTATCGCGCTGATCATTGGTAAACCCTCGCTGAGTGAGAACACACGATACCTGATTTTCAAGATGAACTTCGAATTGGAGAATGCAGTCCCCGGCCGTAAATTCAACAACCGTCCATGCATGAACTCCATCAGGAAGATTACCGGTCACAGGGAAATGATCGGCAGTCACCTTCTCTTGCACATCCGTGACAACGTTATGGATATTCTTAGACATCTTATTACTGATCCTTTTCCGAATTATTAAACAATTTCCGTTTTCAACGATTACTCTTAAGACATTAATGTCAGGGCATCACAAAGCCAAAATTCCTAAAGCTTTGAGAGAACAAGTTTGGATATCTAAATTTGGTAAAGTATACTCTGCCAAATGTTTCACGCCATGGTGCCAAAATAAAATCACGGTCTTTGATTTTCAGTGTGGACATGATATTCCGGAATCGAAAGGCGGTCCCACCATTTTATCTAATTTGTACCCTATTTGCGCAAGGTGTAATATGTCGATGAGCAACGTATACACGTTTGAACAGTGGGCACTAAAAGGTGCAAAACGGAAATCTTGGCTTCTTTGTTTCTGTGGAGGTATAACATGCCACCAACCGTTCGCTACAATGGAAAATGGTACGCCATCATCCCAAAACCATACGAACCCGAACGACAAACCTATCAAGTAGCTTGGGTTCAAATTACGACCGGGATTACGGCTGAGGAATCATATCGCAACTACTTTGAGGTCCTGAGGAAGGAGACTAAACTTTTATGCCCTTCATTTAGACAAGATGAGTAGTATAGTCACAGCCGTGATTGTTTCAACTATTATTGTTCTGATAACTATATTGGGAATCCGTGCGTACACCGGAATCTGGCCGGGAGCCAAGATTATCCAGCAGAAACCAGTAGCTGAGGATAAACCTACACCGGATACTGCTACTGAACCTGGAACTGTGAAGTTCATGTTTTTCTTTGCGTCATGGTGTCCTCACTGTAAAGATGCCGAACCTGAAGTTGCGTCGTTCAAACAGCTAGTCCAGACCAAGAATTATACGTACGGAGGTCACCGAGTAATATTCGAAGAAATTAATGCCTACGCCGATAAAGGCAAGGCGGCGCTGTACAAGATCAAGGCGTATCCTACCATAAAAGTAGAAACGGCCGAAAAGATGTACGAAATGAGCGGTAAACCCACTGTCGCTAACTTCCGAGCTTTTATGGTAGCTGCTCTAGGTGCCGAGAAATCGGGATAAGTCTGTACTGGCTTTTTTCAGGATATCGGGAACATTAAACTCCTTTAAATCCGAAGTGCTGTGCAAGTTAGGATAGTGGAGTTGTAGAGTACACGATTTTTTTACTTGTTTGAAAAAGTTGTATGTCACTAAAGTGTACATGTCATGGACATACGATATTGGGGACATGGTTTCAATTGTTGAAGGAGTAAACTTATTATCAGACTTCCGGTGCTTTAGTGATAAACACAAAGCGTTAGTTAAATCAGGAATACATTTGTCCACCGAAGGCACAAACAGGTCACCGTCGACATATACTTGATTATACAGAACTTGCGGTCGGAAAACACCAGGGATACAGCACGAGCATTTCAAAGCGTCTAAGATCGGGACGTTCTTGGAGAAAATGGTGGGTTTACCTTTTGTTAAGTTGGAAGCCAGGATGTACAAAGGCATTTTGGTATCGCCAATAACTTTCGTGCGCAGATCTATCCCTTTTGTCAAAAACATGTTTACGAGCGACGTTTCCAAAACGTCCATGGAAAACACACCTTTCATAGAAATCATTTCAGGTAATTTTGAATAATCCGGTTCCGGAATAAATGACGATATCTTGAACGCTTCTTCAATTCCTAAATCCAAAGGTAGTCCAAAAGCAATATACGTTCCAACAATCGCTCCTACCGAAACTCCGTACACGCCATCAGGAAACACCAAATCTTGATGCCGTGAAAGTTCGCGCAGAGCGCCAATGTACATTATACCTTTCATACCTCCACCGCCTAACCCAAGAGTGCGGAATGGCACAGACATTCTTATAGTAAGAGTAAGCAGAGATGTTGCGTGCGCGTGACGTATGGGATGAACAAGAAGAGAGAAGATCTAATCGTATGGCAGCCATGAATCCCATAATTGCCCAGATTCAAGCACAAATTAGACGTCAAGCAGTACACAATTCAGATGCTCCTTATATAATTTACCCTGTTCCTACCTATGTGTTTGGGTATCCCCTGTTTTCATTGAAAGAGGCTTTAGATCATTTAGTGTCAGAGTTTTCCAAGGCAGGGTACTGGGTTTGGGTCGTAGAACAAAAGAACCTTCTGATCTCATGGGTAAAACCAGTAAAAACTCGCGACGGTAATAAACAGATACTTGCAACCAATTACCGTCCACAGATTTACGGTGAAACATTTATGCCCCAGAATAGATAATAATGATGGACTTGGGTGAAGTGTTGGGTGGAACTATGAATATCGTGATTCTTGCTTTGTTTTATACTTTAATAGGTCTTCTATTATCGGTTTTGCTTTACCATCTGTTTGACGACTGCGACAAAGAATGGAAGGCTGAACACTTGGCGTACCAAGTTGGAGATATTGGACTTGAATTAGGTATTATTGGATCAGTAGCGTTCTGGACGACCCAGATCACGCGTGGATGGGCGCCCATATTTCCGATATCTAAAGTTCTTGATCTCCAGATTGACACGTACGTTTCGGGTCTGTTTTTCGCATACGCCATGTTTTTGTTTTTAGAACAACTGAGTGAGAAAGTGAAGTTTCTGTATAAGGAACATGTTCACAAACATATTGTACGATTCATTCCTCCAAACTGGTCAGTCATGAAATCGGTATTTGCGTCGCGTAAAACGAATGCTAAAAAGGATAGTGCTGAAACATACTAAAAATGAGTAATTGTAAACATGAACTTGTAATTGATGAAGGTGAGCATGTATGTACACTGTGTGGAACAATGATGGGTCGGATTATTGATGAAGGTGCCGAATGGCGGAACTACGATCAGGGAAAAGATGAAGGCCGCACAGGCTTTACAACATCAGATCTTCTCCCTGAATCGTCATATGGATCAGTTATGTCTTTCAAAGGACTAACTGCCAAAGACGTGAAACTGAAAGCTATCCAGCGTTTATCGTGCTGGTCGCTTTCCTCCAACTCTCAGCGCTCATGGATGTCGATCTTTGACGCTATTCAGTTATCATGTACTCACGCGGGTCTGCCGAAATCTATTGTGATGGACGCTTGTGGTTTGTATAAACAACTAGAGGACGCTCAGAAAGTCAGAGGCGAAACACGCCGTGCAATGATGGGTGGAGCAGTGTTTGTGGCTTGTAGAAATAACGGAGCTCCGCGGAGTCACGAGGAAATTGCGAAGATGTTTCTTGTGAACATTCGGTCACTGTGCAAAGCTGTGACACATTTTGAGGTAACAAATAATACTGTTCTGCAAACGGAAATTGGGATTGCTGAGCGGTTGTGTGCATCTCTTTCGCTGAACGACGACCAGCGCCAGAAAATTATGGATTTACTAGTTGAAATTTCCAAGAAATCCGAAGACGATTTTGAGCATACACCCAAGACCATTGTGGCCGGGGTGGTTGCCCATATTATGGGTCTGAAAACCAAAACTCAAATGAAACTTGTGTCTGATGCATCAGGTGTATCGTCTTTATCTATTCATAAAATTGTAGGCAAGTTAGTCGTTTAACTGCCAAAATAACCTAGTACTCCAGTTGTTGGATTGTATGCCAGTGTCCTGTATCCAGAAGGTAATGTAGCCCCAAGATTTTGTAATAATGAAATTATATTTGTTGTGGTCGTACCTACGTAAGGCAAAACACGGCGGGAGTGAACTGCAAATCCATTAGTACTAAGTATCAATTTTCCACTTGGAGATGCAGTCCATGTTATTCCGTCAGAACTGTAAGCTAAAGTGTTAATGGTTTCTCCAGCAGCTACCCATAAAGTTCCATTCCAGGAAAGTCCAGATACAACATAATCAAATATCGAGTTCCCGTTAGTAGATGCAGTCCATGTTATTCCATCAGAACTGTAAGCTAACCTATTTGTCGCTCCACTTCCACCAACTACCCATAAAGATCCATTCCAAGCAACCGAATTCGCACTACCACTACCAAATATCGAGTTTCCATTGGCAGATGCGATCCATGTTATTCCGTCGGAGCTGTAAGCTAATCGATTTGTTCCATTTCCACAAGCTACCCATCTCAATCCGTTCGAGGCAACTGCATATACCACACTAGTAAATATCGAGTTTCCGTTGGCAGATGCAGTCCATGTTATTCCATCAGAGCTGTAAGCTAACCTATTTGTTCCCTGCCCACCAGCTACCCATAAAGAACCATTCCAGGCAACAGCAGTTGCCGAAGTAGTAAATATTGAATTTCCACTCGTAGACCCAGTCCAAGTTATTCCGTTGGAGCTGTAAGCTAATTGATTTGTTCCATTTCCACCAGCTACCCATAAAGATCCATTCCAAGCAATAGCAAATACCTCACTAGTAAATATTGCATTTCCGCCAGTAGGTCCACTAGAACCAGTCCAAGTTATTCCATCGGAGCTGTAAGCCATTCTATTTGTTGTTCCATCTCCACCAGCTACCCATAAAGATCCATTCCAGGCAACTGCTTTCGCAGAACCATCAAATATCGCATTTCCGTTCGTAGACGGAAACCAGGTTGTTCCATCGTAACTGTAAGCCAATGTATTTGCTCCATTTCCAGCAGCTACCACAAAGTTTTCAGATACTAGAGGTGCAAACGGTCCTGTAGGACCTGTTGGACCTGTAGGTCCAGTAAATCCCGTTGGTCCAGTAAATCCGGTAGGACCGGTTAGACCAGGACCCGTAGGACCTGTAGATCCAGTAAATCCGGTAGGACCAGTTAGGCCGGGACCCGTAGGACCTGTAGATCCAGTAAATCCAGTAGGACCAGTAGATCCAGTAGATCCAGTAAATCCAGTAGGTCCAGTAGTACCCGTAGGTCCATTAAATCCGGTAGGTCCAGTAGGACCGGTTAGACCAGGACCTGTAGGTCCAGTAAATCCAGTAGGACCGGTTAGACCAGGACCCGTAGGTCCCGTAAATCCGGTAGGACCAGTTAGGCCAGGACCCGTAGGACCAGTTCTGCCAAAACCAGTAGGACCAGTACTGCCAATAGCACCTCCTAACGAAGAAGTACCTACATTTGGCAAAACACGGCGGGAGTGAACTGCAAATCCATTAGTAGTAAGTATCAATTTTCCACTTGGAGATGCAGTCCAAGTTTGTCCGTCGGAACTGTATGCTAAAGTGTTAATACTTTCTCCAGCAGCTATCCATAAAGTTCCATTCCAGGAAAGTCCAGATACAACATAATCAAATATCGAGTTCCCGTTCGTAGATGCAGCCCATGTTCGTCCATCAGAACTGTAAGCTAATGTATTTGTTCCATTTCCACCAGCTACCCATAAAGATCCATTCCAAGCAACCGAACTCACAGTACCACTACTACCAAATATCGAGTTTCCATTGGCAGATGCAATCCATTCTATTCCGTCGAAGCTGTAAGCTAATGTATTTGTTCCATTTCCACCAACTACCCATCTCAAACCATTCCAAGCAACCGAATTCACACTACCACTACCAAATATTGTGTCTCCATTGTCAGATTCAATCCATGTTATTCCGTCGTAGCTGTAAGCTAATTGATTTATTGCACTTGTGCCACCAGCTACCCATAATGTTCCGTTCCAAGCAACAGCAATTACCGCTGAAGTAAATATTGAATTTCCGCTCCCAGACCCAGTCCATGTTATTCCGTCATAACTGTAAGCTAATTGATTTGTTCCAACACCACCAGCTACCCATAACGTTCCGTTCCAAGCAACGGCATTTACCGCTGAAGTAAATCTTGAATTTCCGCTTGTAGATGCAGTCCAAGTTATTCCGTTGGAGCTGTAAGCTAATCTATTTGTTCCATTTCCACCAGCTAACCATAAAGATCCATTCCAAGCAACTGTTTTCGCAGAACCATCAAATATCGAGTTTCCGTTCGTAGACGGAAACCAGGTTGTTCCGTCATAACTGTAAGCCAACGGATTTGCTCCATCTCCAGCCGCTACCACAAAGTTTTCAGATACTAGGGGTGCAAACGGTCCAGTAGGACCTGTTGGTCCAGTAAATCCGGTAGGACCCCTTGGCCCAGTAAATCCGGTACTACCCGTTGGTCCAGTAAAACCAGTAGGACCTGTTGGTCCAGTAAATCCGGTAGGACCGGTTAGACCAGGACCCGTTGGTCCAGTAAATCCAGTATAACCCGTTGGTCCAGTAAATCCGGTAGGACCAGTAACTCCAGTTGGACCTGTTAGACCAGGACCTGTTGGTCCCGTTGTTCCCGTAGGACCAGTCCAACCTATCCCGGTAGCACCAGTTATGCCGGAACCTGTAGGTCCTACTCTTCCGGTAGGGCCAGTCGAACCTACCCCAGTAGGTCCAGTTGCTCCGATCGTGAAGATCAACCAGAATGAATTTATGTATGAAGTAGGTACGCCGAGGAATGCAGGCACATTGATCTTAGCCACATACGTGTTTCCCAGGTAATACACAACATCGTTTTTATTGTAAGAATTGCCAATTAGCCAAGTTCCCTGCATAATAAATCCAGACCCAGTTGGGCCAGCAACTCCAGTGTACCCAGTATAACCAGTATACCCGGTAGGACCTGTTCGACCTTCTGTTCCTGTGGGACCAGTGTACCCTGTGGGACCAGTCAATCCGGGTCCAGTCGGGCCAGTGTATCCAGTATATCCCGTGTACCCAGTGTAACCTGTCATGCCAGTTGGTCCTGTTACCCCCGGACCTGTAGGTCCAGTTGTTCCAGTAGGACCTAAGGGTCCAGTAACTCCCGTTGGACCAGTTAGACCAGGACCTGTTGGACCTGTAAGTCCAGTAGGACCTAAGGGTCCAGTAACTCCCGTTGGACCTGTTAAACCAGGACCTGTTGGACCTGTAAGTCCAGTAGGACCTACTGACCCAGTAAATCCTGTTGGACCAGTTAGACCAGGACCAGTTGAGCCTGTAATTCCAGATCCTGTAGGACCTGTAACTCCAGTTGGACCAGTTAGACCAGGACCTGTTGGGCCTGTACTTCCTGTAGAACCATTAAATCCTGTAACTCCAGTTGGACCAGTTAGACCAGGACCTGTTGGGCCTGTATTTCCTGTAGGACCTACTGAACCAGTAACTCCAGTTGGACCTGTTAGACCAAGACCTGTTGGACCTGTATTGCCTGTAGGACCTAAGGGTCCTGTAACTCCAGTTGGACCAGTTAGACCAGGACCTGTTGGTCCTGTAGATCCTGTAGTACCCACTGATCCTGTAACTCCAGTTGGACCAGTTAGACCAGGACCGGTTGGACCTGTACGTCCAGTGGGTCCATCGTATCCTGTAACTCCAGTTGGACCAGTTAGACCAGGACCTGTTGGTCCCGTTCTTCCTGTAGGGCCCAATAGTCCAGTAGATCCTCTAGGTCCAGTTGTACCAGTTAGACCAGGACCTGTTGGACCTGTACTTCCTGTAGTACCCACTGATCCTGTAACTCCAGTTGGACCTGTTAAACCAAGACCTGTAGGTCCTGTAGATCCTGTAGGTCCTATCACTCCGGTAGCACCGGTAAGCCCAGGACCGGTTATTCCAGGACCTGTTGGACCTGTTTGCCCCGTAAGTCCCCGAGGTCCAGTAACTCCAGTATGGCCTGTATGCCCGGTTTGCCCTCTAACGCCAGTAGGACCAGTAGGGCCCCCGAACGGGTTTAAGTTTAACCACGTAGACACACCGTCGCCAATTCGCAATTGGTTATTTGTTGTATCGTAACTCGGTTCTCCTAATAATAAAACTGGGTTTGTACTCGTCCAGTTTACAAATGTGTCACGGAGAAGCTTGAAACGTACATTAGTTGTAGCCATCTGTTATTATTACGATGTAGAATTTCTAACATGAAAAGGTAGGTAATCATGGGTTCTGGTAACAAATTTCTTTCGTTGTTGTATTATACCATAATGTACCTGGTTGCATCAAACCATTTCCGGAATCAGCACCGCGTATAGGGTAGATATAACACGCATTAGCATTTGGAGTACTCCCCACTCCTGAGTTGTTTACGTCTGCGTTTATCTGTATTGTATTGCTTTTTGTCGCAATAAGTGATTCTCCAATTAATATTACGTTGTTAGAACCGGTATAACTATTAGCTCCGATTGTAACTGATTTAGATGCCATATTAGCTGCTGAGGAACTGCTTCCAATAACTACAGAGCTATCAGCTAGATTTTCAACACGAGCATTGTATCCCAGTGCAACAGAATTAGCAGCATCTGTTGATATATTTGCCTGCGAACCAATAGCGATACTTCCAAATGATGAAGTACTTATACTTGTACTAGTTCCTCCAATCGCAATACATTGGGTGGAATTAGCAGATGCACTTCCAATTGCAATGGCATAATCAACAATTCCGGTTGTTGAATTCTGACCAATCGCAACGTTACCTGTTCCTACCGTGAATGACGGACTTCCAATTGAAACTGAAGTTGCTGAACCTGTAGCATTATCTCCAATAGTTATTCCAGCATTTCCAGAAAGTGCTTGATTACCAATACTAATACCTGATCCAGTTCCGTTAGCACCGTTACCGACCGAAACGCCGTTAGCACCAGTAGAAGTGTTTCCACCAACCGACGTACTAAATGCAGCACCGGTTGCCGTATTTCCAATAACAACGGCTGTACCACCACTTGAAGTAGCACTTTTGCCAATAACCACATTACCGCCAACAGACGATTGAGCTGCACTACCAATAACAACATCTAGTTGAACAGCTTTAGCTCCTCCTCCAACTGCAACGCTATTATTTGTTGTTCCAGAAACATCTGATAATCCTCCCAATTTCACATCACCTTCTCCACCAGTTACCCAATTAGCTCCATTCCACGACAAGTAATCTCCTGGGTTGATTCCAGCAGGAAGTGTTGTCCCTCCACCACCACCTCCTCCTCCGCTGATAGCGGGTAAAAGGCTCCACGTACTACTACCATCGCCAACCTTCAGGATCTTGTTGGTTGTATCGTATCCTGGTTCACCAGATAACAACACTGGATTTCCTGCACTGGCCCAATTCGTAGCGGTATCACGTCGAAGCTGAAACCGGACATTTGTAACGGTACTCATTTATTGTTATTATAGTGGTACAGAATTTCCACCGTCTAAAATCACGCTGTAAACAATGGATGCAGAACCACCATTGTAGATTGGATTTAGTAGAGTAACTAAAAATCCAGAATCCAGAATAACACCTGTTGAAAGCACGAGAATGGATTGCAAGATATTGGGAAAATTATCGGAGGCTGTTCCGGAATCGTAGATTGGCGAAGAAACTACAACACTCGCAGATCCGCCATTATAAGCTAAATTTGAAGGAATGAATATGTCTTGTAGGATATTTAGATAGGTTGGAGGAGGATATCCTTCGTCATACACGTTTGTGTAAGCATTACCGCCATCCAAGAATAAAATAATCACGATAGTGGCAACCGGAGCTGAACAGCAGTCGCCTTTCGTGTACAAAAGAACAGTGAAATCAGGACTTGCATCACATGCTGCAGCTAATGGATTGTAATTATTAGCATTGTTGTATCGGTACTGAACTTTCCGAACACGCGCTTCGGAATCAGTTCTGATCTTATTCGTGTACCTTGCGGCACTCATTTGTCTTTCGTCACGATTCTTAATTTACGTTTTACCGGTACAGGAACTTTATCTTCACCTAAAACCGGCTTCTCATCTTTTAATTTATCAAAACTCTGACGCGCCTGTTCTACGGGCATGTCCCGGTAAACCATCTCCAGCTTCAACTTGAGGAATTTGTCCATAATCTCTTGTGGGAACATTTCTTACAGCGTTATGCCACATATTCGGCTCAAATGGAATCTTTTTCATGTCTTCTTGAGGTGCAGTTCCGTGACTGGCCCACAAGAAGTACACAAAGGATCCAACCACTAAAAATAATAATACGACATTGAACCACCACGACACGATGGAATCTCTTACAGAACGTGCCCAAATAAGATTGTTCTCAATTCCGGATACGTTGTCTTTGACTAAATGAAACATCTCTACTCAATAGATAAGGAGAAATGTCCATCGTTTTACCGGTGGCCATGCTTGGCGCCACTGTACTTGGTGGCATAGGAATATACGTTGGTCTAATCGATACTGAAGAAAAAGGGAGTATCAAGCTCTCTTCTGGTCAGCGAATTTACGTTGGCTCTGAAGTGCGACTTAACCAGGACAAGAAGGATGCATATCCTAATTCGTGTTTACAGAAAGTAGGGAATGGACGTGTAACAGAAATCAATGAATCAAAAAGAACAGTAAAGTTTGCGTGTCGCAAAGGCGGAAAAGTTGAGATCGAAGAACTTCCAGCCGATGTACTGGACATTGTGTCTTCAGGAATCAATGCTGCCGGAATACCTATTCCGGGAGGATACCTTATTGAAGGATCACGCGTTCGGTTACTTCAGTCTGCTCGTGCCAAAAATCGTGGAAAGGGGTTGGCAAGTCCATTTGCAAACTCGGTAGGTATGGTCACTCATATTAATCCAAAACGAAAGACGGAAGTTATGGTGCGTACAGAACGCCTAGACAATTCCAAGGGAAGTTTTGAAGAGAATTACCAGGTTGAAGATTTAGAGTTTGTGAGTGGACCTAGTGAACCAGGTAAGCGGGGAATTAAAGGAGGTTTGATTGGTATTGGAACGACAGTGCAGCTAAAGCGTGGTGCTGATGGCAAGATTGATCCTGAAGTTTTGAAGAAACATGCAAACCCTATTTTTGGTAAAGCGAGTGAAGCATACCGTCTTAATGGACAAAAGCATTCTGATGCTATGGGTATTGTTCGCGAATGGGAAACGTTTGGAACTGTTACGCGAGTCCTAGCTGATCCAAAAACATCGAAAGATTTCGCGACGGTACGGTGTGTTTCAAAGGACGCCGTAAAATCTGTAGTTGAAGAAGATTACGAATTGGAGGATCTGGAAGCGGTTCCAGCTCGTTCGATTCCTCGTCCCGGCATTCCCATTTTTGGAGGAATGGCAAACAATGATGTGAAAGTCCGGCTTCGTGCTGAGCGGAAGGAAGCAGTAGCTTCCAAACCCCTTGGTCGCCCGGCGTTCGGAGATGAAGGTACAGTGGTAGACATTCAGCCGGAAGATAAGGATAACTTACAGATTTTGGTGGTGTGCAACGGCAAGAACCCTGAAGAGCTAACCAAAGAATGGTACGAACCTGAAGATTTGGAAATCGCCGAGCCGGACGATACTGAGGGCGAAGCGGTGTTTGGAGGTAGGGTTACAGTTGGATCGATGGTTCGTGTACGTCAGTCGGCGCGGGGAAAAAAATGTTTGGGAACGATGGAGGTGGGTGATGTAGGAGCAGTCAAGGGAATTGACCCGAACGGCGCCGATAATATGAAGATCAATGTGACATGTGGACGATCCATGAATGCCAAAAAGAGTGAATGGTACGATCCTCGGGACCTAGAGTTGTTTTTTGCAACCGAAGAAGCTGGTACACCATTAGCCCAAGCTCAATCGAAGTTATTGGAAGCTCAACGCAAACTTAATGACGCCAAATCCCGACGAATCACAAACCCTAATACTGAATCAATTAAAGCTGAAACTGAAGCTGAAGCCGAAGTAAAAGCCGCTCAAGCGAAAGTTGATGAGTTAACGGGACAGTCAGTAGATACAACGAAAGCCACAGAAGTGTTCAAGAACACCAAAGAGAAGCTGGAAACTTCTTTGAAACTCAAGCGCGACGTTGAAGATATGCGCCTCAAAGCTTCTAAAGAAACCACATGCCAACAGAATCCGGGAAGAGCTGATGCCTATCGCACCAAAGCGAGAAATATTGTGTATGGGTGGTATTTGAATATGAATATACCAGAACCTGATTTTACTGGACTAAATCCTATTCAGGGAAGCGAGAAGTTTAAGACTGCGTGGAGGACTGTATATGATCACTTTTCGAATCTGTCTAACACAGACGGTCCGACTGAAGCGGCATTTAAAAAGGTACTGAAAGCACAGAAAGAGCTGAAATCATTCCTTGAACTATCCGATCCTACTTCCGAGGGTAACTTTATTGGGTTAGATGATGCTTTACGTGTTCTATCTCAAGCTAAAGTAGCATATGAAGCGACTCCTACTAGTCCTTACAAATCGGCTCTGGAAACAGTAGATCGCGACGTTCGTAAACTTGAAGAGATAGCATCGGACATTGCTACGAATGCCTTTTCTGGCGATACAGCTACCGAGAAATTATTGAAACGTATTAACACTCTAAAAACTGATACGGATAAAAAGTTCAAGGAGGCTACTAAAGAACTTCAGGACTTGACAAACACTTATTTTGAAATGTTTAAAGCTGAAGCGGTTGCGCAGCACGCATATCGTATGACTAAAGAAAGTTACGAAGCAGCCTTTAGGAAAGGAGTCGGGCAAACTGGACCAGTTGGAAGTGATGCGAAAACTTTACTGGGCAATTCAATTACTGAACTGAAGAAGTATTTAACGGCTAAGATGGATACTGTTACGGCACGAAAGAAAGAAGCAATTAAGAGCTCAGAAGTTGCGTGTTTACTGATTTCGCAGGAGGCGATTAACGAAATGCAGAAGAAGGTTGAAAATGCAGTTACGGAAAAATGTAGTATATTGGGAACAGCCGATACTGTTATTGAAAATATTGATACCTTAGTTGAAAAGCGACAGCGCGCGTTCTTGGCATCGCGAATCGCAATTGACCCGACAATGGCTGATCCTGAAAACGCCGAATTTGAGAATTCGGTGGGTGGAGATTATGCTGGACGTATTGATTCAATTAATGCGGCGTTAGATGCTTTGAACAATAACCCGACAATCGCAAATCTCCAGAAACTGGTGGATTTGTGTGGGAAGTATACTGGCGACACAATTCTGAAAGAAGTTGAGGATTTTATTAATGCTGGAGGGGAACCGATGTCAGGAGGCGTCGTAACGCCAGAAGAACAAGAACGAGCAAAGGAAGGAGTTGATGCTCTCAAGTATGCAAGTACAACTGTTACACCACAAGGTCGTCCTGGGACTAAACCTCTCCGAATCCCACCACAAGAACAAGCACGAGCAAAGGAAGGTGTTGATGCTCTCAAGTTGGCAAGTACAACTGTTACACCACAAGGTCGTGATATTCCTAATCCATTGCCAACTATAAAAACATACAAAGCTAGGAATCCTTTTATTGGACCGAATTCTCCAGTTCCTCCTGGGCCTAAACCTCTCCGAATCCCACCAGCTACTACTGGACGAACGACTCCTAAACTAAAACGCGCATTAAACAGCAAAGTATTGAAGTCTCTTGATGCTTATAACCCCAAGAATCCTCCTATACAGCCTCCCACTGAACCGGAAGAACAGGAAGAACCAGTCACGTTACCTGAACCCGAATTAGTATCTACATCAAGATTAACACACGGCGAAGCATCTCGTCAACTTATAGAAGTCCCAGAACCTATCACGAAACTGAAACGCCAAGGCAAATCCAAGTCAATTCTGACCGAGAAACAAATAAAGAAGGTTAAAGAGTTAGGTGAAAAGTTAGCCAAAGACCAGATTCTGCGTCTGAAATCACGCACATCTGGACGCAATGTGATTTTACAATTGGCTCAAGACCTGACTGCGGAAGCCGATAAGTTATTACAGCCTATTTTAGATGAGCGAACTGATCTACAGTTCAAGTTATCAAATTTGAATAATGTAGATGTTAAAGTAGGTGGAGCAGTGGATATTTACGAAACAGAGATGGCGAAGGTTAAGACGTGTATGGCCACGCGCAAAGCTTCGGCTATTGAGCAGTATGATAAAGAACTGGAAGAGTTACAGAAACAAAAAAAGGAGATTATGACCACCAAGACGTTTGAAGTTCAGAAACAACAGCAGGGACAGCAGCAAGGACAGACTGGAAATCAACCAAAGTTGAGGGATCTGAAACCATCTCAAGTAAAAGCTTTGTTATCTAAAGCTAACAGTGAAGGTAATACTAGAGAGGCAGACCGCATTAAAAAATGGTTAGTTGACACCAAAAAACCTCAAGGGTGGTTAAATACTCCAGATACAACGGCACCAGTAACAGGTGGTAATCGTCGTCACAGGTTCACGGTACGGCAGCCGCGGCGGTTTCACGGGTACTGATTTTTAATTCTTTAAGAAGTTCTAAAATATATTTATTGGATTTATCAGAAACTAAAACACACACGTCTTCTTTGCGACACGCTAGAAGAAGACGTATGACTTCGTACTGTTCCTGAGTTTTCAGTGCGTCGATCTGAATATCGAGAGGCACATTTTTGTAAATTAAATGTTCGCGTATCAGATCCATTGTTAGATTGAGCTGAGTTTCTGTGAATACGGGTTCTGGTTGAACGCCGACAGAATGCTTGGCTCGTTGCGTTCCGTGTACACATCCTGCTTGAGCGGGGCATTGTACGTGTACGAACCCAACTGTTCGCCTGTAGCGTTGATACTGACCATTCCAGAGTTGAAGCGTGTGGCATCTGAGAGAACCGTTTCATCCTTCTTGGTCTGAGCTGAGTACATATCTCCGCCAAGTGCCTGACCCGTACCCGTCTGTGCAGCCGCAGGACCTGGGCGTCCTTCCGTCGTAAGCTTCATGAACTCCTGGTAAGGCTCAGTGAATGCGCGAATATAGGAAGCCACAACACCGCCCAGATTTCCACCAGGACCATAGTACTGTTTCTCGGTAGTTTCACGCGCCTGCGACTTCATGATCTGCTCGGGGTAGAAACGAGCCGCTGTCTGCGCACCTACAGCCGTATTCACACGATCCATTCCGTATATCGCAAAACGATCAGGGCGGTTCTTGTTGACATCAGCCTGAATGCCTGGCTGGGTGACAACACTTGAGCCAGGAATGACAGGAGGCTCGTACGACAGCTTGGGCTTGGTAACGATACGAACCTCATCGGTTGTACGAGGTAGAGCGTACTCGCGGTACTGATCCTGCTGGAAACCTCCCTTAGGAATATTGGTGTACCCGTCATTGGCACCGGGACCAACATGCACCTGATCAATTGGAAATGTGTTATTCATGTGCTGTCCCGTTACCATACGCGACTGATAGAAATCCGACTCGTTCTGGTTTCCGTAAGGATTACCAGTCGCTGGCTTAGCGTCGAAAAACGACTTGACCTCACTCTTCTGGAAGTACTCCTTTCCGGCTCCAGTATGTGAATCCAGAATACCGTTCGTGGCTCCAGAGTACATACTCTGCTTGAGGTGAGCTCCAAAGAAGGGTACTTCGTTGTTGTGGCCCTTATTAGTCATATTGGGCTCCATTCCATCGTCCATCGTCCCAGCTGGAAGATTCCTGTAATTCTCAATTGCCCCTTCGCTTGAAGGCGGTTGTTCTTCCGTCTTTTTAGGCTGTTCAACGGCGAGTAGGTACCCTACAGCTCCTAACCCGAGCAGAAGAGCAACTTCAATCATCTTCTTTGTTAATCTGACCGCTTTTTCTTTTCTATTTTTACAGCCTCCGGTTTCTGCGGAAAGATCGCATGCTCCTGTGGTTTATGATGCAACCAGTCCATCCGACGATGTGTCTGGTCAGTTTCCGTTGAAGGTTTGGGATACGTCACAGGAGCTACTGGGAGATCGTCTTCTCCTGGGACATACATTTTACGATTAATTGGACTGTCTAGAGCGTAATTGCTCATTTGCTTATTGGTGAGCAGAAAGATTCCAACCGGACCAAGCGGAGCGATTAAAAGCATTCACCTTCATCGTATTCATCTGGCTCCTGAACTTGTTTACCATCTGGTTGAATGCACTGGGATCTGACCCAGGCAGAGGTAAAGGATACTTAGCATTCGTATTATCAGATGGTTTAGGTCCGTAGCAATTTACTCCAAACTTGGTGGCGGGGTCAAAGTATCCTCCGTTGATTCCAGGGCGTCCACATGCGGTGCTTTTATTCGGATCAGCTTGTAGCTGTGTCCACGTAGATTGCTGGGTAGGGTACAAAGCCATACCGCCCTGCGACCATCCATAAGCACACCACTCGGCTCCAAGAGTTAGAGCCGTATTCAACTGATCGTAAGTCGCCAGTTCAGAATCGTAGGCTGCACATACTGCAGGAGCGTCTTCGTACGTGTAATCATTTCCTCCAATGTGAAAGACTTCGCTCTGTCCTACAGGCTTAGGAGCTGAAGCAGTCTGATCCGACTTTGATGGGGCAGGAGAAGATTTAGATGCTTGATCGGACATATCAGAATTATCAGTAGTGGAATCCGCATCCATATCATGATACTCTATATGCAACATCCATGAATCATCAAAGTAAATCTTCAGGATTCCGAGCTTCCCAAGTAGAAGAATTACGCCTATCAGAATCGCAATCACAACTAGTGTCGCAAGAAAACTTCCAGTAGACACGAATGTCACGACAGATAGAAGTACGAGAACAACGCTAATAAGAATTAGCAGGCCCCCACTATTTAGAATAGTTTCGGCTTGAGACTTCTTGGAGCTTGTAGTAGTATCAGGGATTACGGCTGGACCTGTGCTTCCAGGCTTACCTGCCCATAAACTCTTGAACTCTGCTACGGGATCAAATGTTGAATCGCTCATTAATTGTTGAGGCGATAATAAATCAGCAAACGCATTTTATTGGATAACGGGAACTCCTTTGGTCCATGTTCTTCTACCCGCGTATCGTCCAAAGTATACCACGATTGCCCAACGTTATTACGACCATATGACCACCAGTGTGAACCGTTGTAGCAACATACAGCGAGTAAAGCATACTGTATCTTGTTAAGTATCAAAATACTCGAATAATTGACAGATGCTTGTGTAGTTACCATATGAAACACCATCACTTGCGGGAACGATCCAATAAGTTGTTGTTTCGTACACCCTTTGTCTTTACATGATTCGCACTTCCAATCAGAGATTTCATGTGGAGTCATAGCATCCATGATACATTGTGAAATGGGAGATGAAGGTCCAGATGAAGAAAGAGAGAATTCAGTTACCATATCTTCCTTGAGTTCCTTCTTCTTGCAGCTCTTACACTGAATTGAATCGGCGACTTTGAACCTACACAACTTGTCAAGAAAAGGAAGTTTGTCACATAAGTAGACAAATAGTTCGTGACTGTCACCAATACCTTGTCCTGCAGGCATCATTTCTGTCCGCACAGCTTCAAAAAACTCCTTTAGCCCATCACCTTTAGATGACCATATCTTGTACAGTGCCAGATCTATAGGGTTTGTTGGATCATACACTCCATCCGTATACCGTGTTTGAACTTCCGGTATGCGAAGTACTGATTGTAAACATGCATTCACCCAACAACTGCCAGAGAAGTTCATAAGCCCGAACATCTCTTTACTTAATGTTGTATGTTAGAGAAATCGGTTAAAAAGGGTTGCGGTGGTCCGTCAACCGGAAACGTTCTGGCAAGATCAGGATTGAATTCATAAACCCTGTCGGCTGGTCCTGGCTGGTCGGAAAATACGTACCCATTAGCCGCACCGCCACCCCTAGCGCCAGCACCGCCACCAGCACCTCCACCAGCACCTCCACCAGCACCACCACCAGCACCACCACCAGCACCACCACCAGCACCACCACCAGCACCGCCACCAGCACCGCCACCAGCACCGCCACCAGCACCGCCACCAGCACCGCCACCGCCCCCAAACGATCCTCTTCTCCCACCGTAACCAGAAGTTCCTGGGGCGTTAGTTACATCAGGACCAAAAATTTCGGGGTAAGGTCCTGCTACAGTTTTTCCACCAGCCCCTTTATTAGTGGGAATCGGTGGTGGGTTAGCGCTGGGACCGTATATAGGTTTAATAGATTGTCCAAACTTATTGGATGACGATGAAGAATCGTTTTGTTCTCCAAACGTTTTCAGCGTATCAATCAGCTGCTCGTTCGTCATATTTTCACGAGGGCGGTAAAACAGAATTACGAGAAGGGCAATACCTACCAGAATCCACACCCACATTGTCTTTGTTAGAATATAAGAAATGGCCCGGAAACATTCTCGTGGTCGTGTGACTCGTAAACGCCGCGGAGGCGGACTGGGAGCTACTTCAGCTACTTGGCCGCCGGACAATTCCGCGTTTGGTAAGTTTGTAGGTTCCCCACTGAACGCAGATAACTTAGATTTTGAAAAGTCGCCAAAAGGTGGTGCTAAGCGTCGTAAGACTAAGAAAATGCGCCGCCGCTCACTGAAACGTAAATAAGTACAGAGTCTGATTCAAATCAGCTACAATCTCATCACGAATATTCAGCAGATCAGTATCCTTACTGCTGAGTAGTTTCGGTAACCGCGTACTTAACCACTCCACTGCCTGTTTCAAAAGTTCAGGGCCTTCGTCGTCGTTGTAATTACGTAAGCGAATAGTACCGTTGCGCTGATTTAAGTTCAGACGACCATACTTACCAAAATACACCTCCATAAACTTATCGATAGATTCATCTAGACTATCAACCAGCTTATCTGTTGACTTATGGCGGGAATACTGCATAGTTTCCCAATGATAGATCTTTACTTGATTGCGCAGAGTCAGCATCAAATTCACAATTTCACCACTCATTTACTAGTATATTGGGGAAGTGTTTTATCGATAGGCATCGATTCAGTCTTGAATAAACCGTTTGAAAGCGCCGCATCACTTGCCTTGACTCCTGCCCACGATCCCGACATTGCATCATACCGAGCCTGAATATCAGGTTTCTTTACCTGTAAATCCAGGAACCCAGATGTTCCAGGAGTTGGGTCAGAAGTAAGATATGGTGCGGGCATAGACGTCTGCGGAACAGGGTTTCCGCCAACTGCGTTTAAGTATCCAGACCAATGCTTGTCCATTTTGTTGTCTTCTAAGAATTAAATGAAGGAGTTAGACGGCGAAAGTTTGAAAAAGGAGATTAAGTCTGGAAAACCTACAGCGATCTTTTTCTATATGGTCGGGTGTCCTCACTGTGATAAAATGAAAAAGCCGTGGGATGACTTGGAAAAGGAGATCCCTCACACGGATTTTTGTAAGATTGAAAGTGCCAAAGTTCCTCCGGAAATGGGTATTTCCGGATTCCCGCACTTTGAAGTTCACAATAAGTCAAAGAAAAAAGTAGTTGATGGGTCATCATCTAAAGCTGAACTAAAGAAGAAGTTATTTGGAACGGGCGGGCGTCGGCGCACTCGGCGACGTACCCTTCGGCTTACCCGTCGTGTTCGTAAGGTTAAGGTGTGATCCAAGAGCAGGCATGTACCCCTCAGACACAAGCTTACCATACCGAGCCGGAGGCGCGCTCGAGTAATCGGGCTCATCAATACCCTTTGCTAACCATTTCAAAAATCCATCCTGATCGTTAGGGATTGTGGCGGACTGGAGAGTATAGAACGGCATGATTGCGGTGGTCTGGTCAAACAGATCAGATGTGTCCATGTACATATCGGACGTGTGCTGGAAGGCCTTCATTATTTTAGACTGTACATCGCGACGCGTAACTGGTGCAGCGTCTTTACGATCAGGGTTGTCCAAAATATCAGTTAGAAGAGGATTCATGAAAGGATTATCGGGAGTGGGCATGGTGTACTCTTTTCCACTCACTGCAGCCTTGAATGCTTCCAGAACACGACCCTTTGGAAATAGAGTAAACAGTACAACCGTTGCAGCCATCACTGCTGGAATAGCCACAAGGTAGCCACTTACCTGTGTAGAAAGGAACAGGATGACGGAAAAGTACACAGAAAAGCGGACTACGGCATTCAGAGCCTCTACAGTGGTCATGTTCTTGGTAGGAACAAACTGACTCCACTTGTCCGGCGCAAATAGAATAGCTGGATCTCGGAACCAAATTTGTTCGGTCATCTTATTTCTAGCTTGAGTTTTTATCGCGCTGTTTCTTCTGTAGACGCGCCAACATTCTCTGACGACGTGCCTCTGGCGAGTTTCCTACTAGGACAGCTGCTGGAGTTTCGCCGCGATTCAACCCCATAGCATCATTGAAAATGTTCCCAAAGATTGACGTAACCTTCGCCTTAATTGCTTCAACTTCCGCCGTAATCTGCTGCTGAGTAAGCTCTCCACGCTTCATCTTATCCTTCAACATATTCTGGATCTTGGTTATGATCTTTTTGATGGTTGGGTGTTCAGGATTCTTAATCATTTCGATAAGTTCATCGGGATTCTCAACATTGATATTCAACGCCTTGACATCAATTTTCTCAACAATCTCGGTAAATATCTTGGCAATGCGAGTATTCATAATGAACTCCAAGATCTCCTTGAAATGATTTTCGCTTGCCTTGTCGTTCAAGATCTTGTTGATCTCGTCGCTATCCGTTCCAGTTTTGGTCCAGTAAGACTTGAAAATATCAATCATAGATCCAATCTTCTCCTTGATATCACCATGAAGGAAGGCACTAAGAACACATAACTGAAATCCCTTCCACAGATCTTCTTTTGAAACACCATCACGAGCCCAAATAGCGCTCAAATCAACATCAAAAAGTACACGGGGCTTCTCAGAAAAGAAGCTGTCGTCCCGCTGAAGAATCTTGAGAGCGTCTGGGTAGAACGTTTCAAGAATCTTTAAATCGTCCTCAAACTTTAGGACTGGCGATACATCGGAACACGCCTTTCGGATATCGTCAATGAAACTCTGAAATATCTTGGATGTGTCCATTTAGATTTTATGCTGAACAAATGTTTAAGCCCGATTTCCGCCGCGAGAAGACATTAGGGTCTTGTTGTCGGGTGTCAGGCATACGCAGCCAGTATCCGTGTTGAATACAGAAGGGCAGCAGTCAGTGGATACCTTGTTACCTACAAGTAACATCAGCTTATTCGAGTCATCGGGCTCGGATGGCAGCTTGGCAACGCCGCCGACAGGTGACGCCTCATTGGCCGACCATCCAGACACTCCACCGCCAATGTCAACCTGGTCGTAGGGACCCATACCCGCAGAGTTCAGGGGTTTTCCAACAGGCTGCTGCATGAAGCTCTCCTTAGAGGTCGGGGCTACGCGAGGTCCGAAGCGGACAAACAGCCCAGCCAGAACGGCTGCGACGAAAAAGGCTAGAACGAGCGCAGTTTTGTTCATTTATTACTATGAGGAGCGATTAAAAACCGGACGCGGCAATTAGGGATGCAAGTACAATTGCCAAAACTAATAAAGCAGGATTGAAAAGCGCCAAAATAAATGAAATTGCCAACAGAATGAAGACGAACGTTTTAACAATTGAAATAAAGAGAGTAACGAACGACCATACGAAATCAACAAGAACCTTAATTAAGAATGCCCCAATGTATCCTTGAGCCACAAACCGTTTCATAACATCTTGAATCTTCGTTAAATAGTGAAGGAACATGCTAGTAGATCCAGTAGCTTTTGACATAGTCTGGGCCATGAACGAAAACAGGAACTTGCGGATTCGAGATATCACGTAACGAAATAAACCAAGAGGACCCGTAAGTTGTACCAAAGATTCGCCCAAAACACCAAAATAACTATTCAGTTGAGCTTGAACGATTCCCCAAATACTAGAAGCCAAGGTATTCGTACAGTGAATAAAATTATCTGATGTGCTGACATCAGGACGAATAAACCCAGCTACCGGAATGTACATAGGATTGCATCGATACTCATCCCAATTATCTTTGATCTTTTCCCAGTTACCCATTCCATGAGCAACCAGAATTCCAAGAATGGATGCCAAGGTTGCTACAAGAACCACAATCATCCTGCTCTACTGATGTTATAGTCCTATTTTTATTCAGAATTTTTCTACGTTAGGCGTAGTCAATGACGAATAAGTAATCAAATTATACATGACAGGCATTCCCTCTATCAAATGAGTTACGGTTCCACAAACAACATCACCCTCCAGTATATCGCCAACCCGCACTTCGGCGATAGGGAGAGATCCGGAAACAGTGGTTGTTCCTACAATCCCAAACACTGGACCATTTTCCTTAAAGTCCATGAAAATATGGGTTCCAACGACGAATGATCGTAGGTGAGTATTGATACACACTAACTTCTTACTATCAGATGTAGGTACTGCATCAGGATGCTGTGCGACCGGAATGAAAGCATCCTTGTACCATACCTTGTGACCTCCAGACACCTTTGTATTTCCTAGCATATACATCGGAACATTCGTACCATCAATGGTGTAGATGGACGTTACATAATTGCTGTTAGGAAGTGAATCCCCAAGCTTCAGGTTTCTCATATAAACCATAGAACCATATCCATTCTTAATTAGAGTATCTTCGTCAAAGCACAAGAAGTTCATGGTTCTTCCAATAGGTCCATTGAGGACCGATGAACCTGTTTGGGAACCAGTTGTAAAAATGTAGACAAAAGACATCATAATACCCACTAACCGAGCCATGAGTGTTCGCATACGAATAATGATGTACTGGAATTGAGACATCAAATTCTGAATCTTTCCAAATACTGTTCCAACAATACCCAAGAATCCATCGCGTGTTTCTGCCATCATTTTCCGCATACTGTCTATTGAACCTCCGATTTGGCTAACAATGGATGTCATTGTGGAAAACTGGCTCATGATGGGATCAACGACGAATCCAGTGTAATCTTGAAAGCTTTTCATCGTACAATCATTGAAGTTCTTGAAAGGATCTTGCCCCACTAGACCTGCCAAAGGCATATATGCAGGGTTACACCGATACTCTGCCCAATTATTCTTCAGATCTTTGATGTTGTTCATTGCGAACATGTACAAACTGGCGCCTACGGCCACGAGTGTAGATATCACTACAATCGCAGTATCCATTACTCTTAAGGGTCAAAAACACAAAACGGATTTGGCGTAATTCATACTATGGAACTCAACGAAGATGGATTACCATTCTATGGAGCTCCCGGAGCTTAAGGCAATTGCCAAAGAACGTAAGCCAAAGATCAAGCATTACTATATTATGTCACGAGCACAGCTTATTCAGGTTCTGCTCATGGATAAGCTTCCTCAAAAAATGATTTTGGAGAAGAAGACCCTAAAGGAACTTCAGGTTGAAGCAAAGGCCAAAAATATTCCAAAGGTATGGAGTTTGAGACGACACGAACTGATGGAAATCTTGTATCCTCAATCAGAATCAACTCTTAGCCCTAAAAAGAAGAACGAGGATAATGATGATTGAAAGAAACATGATTACCCACAATAAGGTCAGTGCTACGATGTACGGATACAAATACTGGAATACCTTCGAAAGAATGGGAACCAGTATATTTTTTTCAAAGTAGGCTTGGAATTCGGGAGTAGTGAAATACTGCAAGGGGTCGGAGCCCATCTTATTTCCACGTTCGCTTTTATAGCCGGAAAACTACCGATTTTTTTATTCACTTCATATCAAAGAAATGAAGGGCCAGACGACCAAGTTACTTCTTGCGCTCGGCGGCGTAGTCGTTGTTGCATGGCTAATTAGCAGCTATTCTTCTGGCAAGGCGGTGGTTGGTGAAGGCATGGAGGCGAACCTGGACAGGCTGGCCGGATCACTGGGAGTACAGGGCCCTGTTTCTGACTCCGGCCCCTATGGTGCCCCCGCGACGTCGGCAGGTGGTAATGCCCAGCCCACGGAGCAGGTACAGGGCCGTCACCCTGCCTCCCAGTCCACGTACTCAGAGAACACTCTGAGCGCTGGTGAGCTCCTCCCTAATGGCGAGATCGGTGCATCGTGGGCGGCTGTAAATCCTGCGGCTGTTGGTGACCTCAAGGGCCAGAACTTCCTAGATGCTGGTTACCATACTAACACGGCGATCGCTGGTGTTTCTCAGACGAATCGGAATGCCTCGTGGGATATCCGCTCTGAGAATCCCAACCCCCAGTCCAAGGTTGGCCCCTTCCTCCAGACCACGATCGCCCCTAACCCGTTCAAGCGTGGGCTGGATGCGTAAATTGAAACTACGTAAGTAATAATGTGGCCAGTTGCCCTGCTTGGAGCAGGAGTCGCTCTGGCTTATGCCTCTACACGGGGTGTAGCGAATATAACTGAAGTCAAGAGCCGCACTGATGGAAAAGTATGTAAAGTCCAAAATTTGCCGGATAAGCAACAGGCGTGTGAACGATTGGCGGAAGTGCGTCAGAATCTGGATAAGCTCATGCAGAAGTACCGTGATGATACGGCATCTGCAGCAGATCCTCGCGTCAAAGTCCTTTTGGACCGATATAATCCAGATAACATGTGCGAAAACGATATCAACGCCGATTCTACATCGTATTCGGAAAATAAAGGTGATAAGATCGTGGTGTGTCTGCGCGATAAAGCTCCGCCATACAAACTGGTGGACACGAATACTATTATGTTTGTAGTGCTTCACGAAATGGCGCATCTGATGACTACGACTATTGGTCACACGCCTGAATTCTGGACGAATTTTAAACGTATTCTCCAAGATGCGGTCAGTGTAGGAGTGTATACGCCCGTTAATTACGATCGGAGTCCTACATCTTATTGCGGAATGACGATTTCGTCAACGCCGATATAAACCTGTACAAAAATGCGCTCTAATGAATAATGTTGAGGAAGGAACTCGTAAACGTTCTTTCAAAAGAGAAACATACTGTTTCCTTTTTTGAAGATGATAGTGTTGAAACTGTCAGGGAACAACTTGCGAAGTCAGCGAATACTCATCCTGATCGGATGTTCGTACTAGTATCCCTGAAGCTGCCGAAAGATTACTATACGGCAGATCCTCGGAACTGGGAAACCCTGTTTGAAAGGTTATCGTATAACGGTAGAGCAATAGAAAAGTCGGTGTTTGACGAGTATCAAACCAAGTACCGATTCCCAAATACCAACGTAGCGTACGCGAACTACGACCGAGGAGAATGGATGTCGTACCCAAACGAACTAAAATCTCTATTTTCTAGCGAATGTTCAGAGTACCGTATTTTCGGTGTACCAGATGACAAATCTTTCATACTACCAATTGAAAAAGAAAACTCGTTCCTGTCACGTATCCCCGCTAAAAGTTTGCCACGACCCGATAACACGAAAATAGTGACATCATACTACGATATTGAAACCATAGATCATTTCACATACAAGATTTACCAGGAAGACGAATCTGCTTTATATTACTATCCTTACCTACGATCTGATACTCCAAATATTCTTTCAGACGAAGCTGTGCGCTTACTGGAAAAGAACGCCAAATTATTAACGGATTTACTTGATCTAAAGATCCCAAAAGACCATCAGCATTCGGGAACGCATGTTCTGCATACTCGTTTCTACATTCCTTGGGTAGGTACTGATTTTGGGAGCGCAATACGTACTCGCTTCGAACAAATATTTTACGGTTTAACTGTTTCATCTACTGTTCCTTACATTGGTCTATTCACATCCAAAGACGAAATTAATCGTCATAAGTTTTTCACCGAGAATCCCAAGACTGAAGAACCTTATTTGAATATGTCAGATTGGAAAACATGGTGGTCAATCACGAAACCAGCCCGTAATCGTCCAACCCTTATTTTGTACCGCGGCAAGTCCAAGCAGCACTTTGATCGTATCCTAATTACGTCTGTGGATATGATTGTATCTACGAATCGTCCCGAAAAGAATACCGAAACCCCAGAAGAACTAAAAAAATCGTGTGATAAATGGCTCAAGACGTTTGATGCAGTCATACCGTTTTTGGACGAGAAGGATATTCACCCAGATCGTTGGGAACTACAGGAAATGAAGATTATGTTGTCGTATCCTAAACCGGTAGATGACCTAAGTATTCTGCGTTTCAATTGTATTTCTCCGTTCTACTCAATTGCTGATAAAGCCAAATCGTCGTTCACGATGATGCGAACTGATCATGAGAACTTTGGAGTAACATCAATTGATGCCAAACTGATTCAGATGGCCCAAGAAGGACCATTGAATCCTAAAGACGTAGCCCAGGAACTATCTATTACGCCAGACAACGCTTCAAAGCTTATTAACGATATCATATCTCGACGTGAAGAGAATAATAAGTTAGGGGACCGGATTTTTCGTGGGTATCCTACGATGATTATTGGTAGCGATTTCATTCGGGTTTCAGCCGTAAAAGAAACCCATTTGTCTACGAAGTATGCGGATATCTTGCGGTACATTCTATCTAATCCCGAATCTGATGAACTAGACAAGATATGTCCTGCTCGGTTACAAACTATAGCCGCTGAAGCTGCCACTATACATACTAACGTAGTGAATGAAGATGCATTAGTTGATGACGCTTTTGCGGATTTGCTGGACGACTTTGATCCTGGGAAGGAAGAACCTGTAGTTTTGGAAAAAGATGAAGCTCCAAAAACTACTCTGGATGTCGCGAATCAGCGCAAGACTACCTACAACTATTTTGCTTCTCGTCTACGTTCATTTGACCCCGCAACGTTTGTACCTGAAGCCGATTTTGCACGTCAGTGTGAAAAGACAATTCAGCCAGTAGTTCTTACTCCAGCAGATAAGAAACGTTTATCTGAATTTGAGAGTGGAAAGTATGACCCGATAAAAAATGCGGAAGCTGGTAAGTTACTGGATGTTTCCGAACCGGATGGGACAATGGTTTGTCCAGAGTACTGGTGTACGAAAGATGAAATACCTCTTCGAAGTGATCAATTAATTTCAGAAGACGGAACTTTGAAATGCCCAATATGCCACGGAAAACTAGAAACATCCACAACGTCAGATCCTCGCGAATTTCCTCTAATTAAACGTAAAAACGGTCATATTTTCCCACGGCCAAAGTACAAATCTCCAGGTAACGGAAAAGATATTCCATGCTGTTACACGACAAACCGAACTAAACGAATGCAAAAACCTGAAATCAAAGATAAGTACTACGTATTTTTAGATACTAAAAGTCCATTGCCCGAGCTTCGTCTAGCTAAGCTAGATAAGAAAACAATTGAGATATTTGATTTGAATGAACAGTATACAAAACTGGATAATCAGCGTATATCAGAGAACGGCGACGGATTTTTTAGGGTAGGTCTGGGTCGTGCGTCTACAACGTTACCTACATTATTGGGAATGTCCCAAACTATCCCTTTGCCTCGCGAATCGGTAAAAACTGTTCTAAAATGTTCGTTTATGCGGTTATGGGAAACTCCAACGGATACTCATTTCAAAGAAGTGTATGATAAACTAGGAGATTTCAAAGATACTGCTGTTCGGGAAAATGTTGCACGTACTATTTCGGGAATTGATGATGCGTTCGTGAAAAAGGAGTTATCTCCTATTCAGGAACTTGAGTATTCTGCTCTAGCTTTGAATTGTGACATATTTCGTCTGAATGTGAAAACACATACGATTGGATGTTTACTTCACTCTTCACTGATCAATCCTCGATCGCGTGGTATTGTTGTACTACAGCGCGACGAAGAAATAGATATTTTGGCTAACGCTAAGCGAACAAAAAATGTTTTTGCGTACAGTTCTAATATCTTTGAACCTCCATTTGGAAAGTTTATAGGTAAAGTTGTTATTCGTCAGCGAGATAAAGCGTGTGGGGCGGAAATCCCCAATTATACGGAAGCTCAAAAAGTACGCGAGAAGTTATTCACTGAACCTTATTCGGTTATCTTAGATCCCTTAGGGCGGGGACAGGCACTATATATTCCTAACAAACTTGTACTACCTTTCCAAAGCTCGGTTTTACCAGACACTGAGGACCCCAAGATATGGGGATTCTCGAATCTTCATTTGCCGACGTACGATACAATGAAAGATGTTCTGTCCAAAGCCGAAGCTACTACAAAAGGGTATGAGTTTGAAGAAGGTCTGTACAATACGCAAGGGCTCCGATCCGAAATTCTTACAACCAGTGGATTACGTATTCCTATTAAACCCGAAAAAGTCGGAACAGGTGTTCCAAAAGAGATTATTGGTACAGTGGCAGAGAGTGGAGAATCGGAGTTAATGTACGGACAACCAAACCCAGATCTAAAAGAAACGTATTCCGAAATATCCTATGACGGTGAAGTATACGACTTCCTGGTTTTCCAGCTATCAAAAGATTTGGAAGATGATGAGTACAATGATTTACGTTCTGTGCTCACTGCTCAGCCTTTGAAACGTAAAGATGTAGAAAAAGCTTTGAAGAAGTGGTTTGATCGGGTCACGCAGTTTGTGGATATCAAAGAGTCCCGCGAATTTGTGTCAAAAATCCGAGCGCCATGCGGACAATTCAAAAAGAAGGATTGTAAAGGCAATCTGTGTGGATGGGACGGAAAAGTGTGCCGCATCCAAATCAAGAAATCGGTCAAAGAAGACAGATTATTTAACCGACTCTTCTCTGCTGTCTTCGATAATTCAAAAATTCGGGCCGTAGTCCTCGACGGACGAACAACCCCATTTTTTAGTAGTATTTTGTATTTCAAGTTACCACATGAGGTTATACTCACGGATAAACAGCTTTAGATATTATCAATATCCACTTCATCTTCATGTCCTTCAAACACAAATCCGTCGTCCTTAGCAGTAGTACGGGTTTGGAGATCTGCAGTATCGGTTACCGCAGATGTTACATTAGAATGTACAGGAACCAGTTCCTGTATCTTAGCGAGTTCTTCGCGTGACACAATTGCCATCATTTCCAGTGCCAGTGCACCAATCACACCCGTCTTAGCGACGAGAATGAACGTGCCGGGCGACACCATCATAGTCTTCCTAGCCCGGCCGGTAAACCGACCAGGGATCTTAGCTTGTCCTACAAACACCTTTTCGTCGTGCGAATACACGACCTCAATCCGAGCGTTGCCCAGGTTCTTAATGACCCGCGCAACGTAGATTTCATCATCTATAACTTCACCAGTCTTAAGCTGCTTCAAATCGTAAATGTAGTCAGAAACAACGCCATCGCTCTTACGCTTGGAAGAATCTCCAGAATGACGTGGCATTTTAATACTCTTTCTTAATCTGTATTTCTTAAATCCGTTTTAGTTACCGCCGACGACCACCAGTTACAGCCCCAGTCACTGATCCTAATAGAGTAGGAGGAGGAGCCATCACCTTCTGGTATCCAGCATACAGCGCATATCCTCCACCAAGTAGCCAAATGATTTGCCAGAACCAGCTGGTAGCGCTGCGATTATGGTTTGCAACAATGCCCGAAATTGTGCTTACAAGAATCCACCCACCAACAACTAGAAGAAAAACGCCAAACCAGTCCATTTGTTTATAATGGGCGGATATTTAGTACCGGCGGCGCCCTCCAATAGTCATAAGCGGAGGCGGGGGCGGATATAACGTTCGGTATCCATAGTACGTAACTATGAGTCCACCAAGTAAGTAAAACGACTGGAAAACCCAACCAGTCGTGCTTGTTGGGGTATTTACGACCATACTGTAAATCGTGTAACCAACAACGACAAGTCCGAACAGAAGTAGAAATGATCCCCCAATTGCACCAAACATTTATTCTTAAGAACCTATTTTATGAAACCGTTTGGTCCATGAAATAGTTTTTCAACTGTTATTTTTATACACCAGTGTCCACCACTCGCTTTAAGGAAGCGAGATCCTTTACGCCTTGACCTCCGGCTTGACGAAGTGGACCTTCAGGAAAGACTGGAGGTTCAGGTACGTGACCTCCTGACCGTCCTTCGCGCGGAGGAGCTTGCCGAGCTTGGCATCAGGAATAATGCGGCGCTTGAAGTTGGGATCGAAGCACGAGTGCGTCTTGACGTACGTCGAGATGAACTTCGTGACATCCGTCTGGGAGCGCTGGGACTTGGCAGGCAGACCCATGAACGACGCCAGCTCGTCCGTGATCGGGCGGAGCTTGAGGAAGGCGTTGTTCGCACGGCGGGCCTCCCACGCGGCCTTCTCCTCGGGCGTCATGTCAGCAACATCCTTCTTCACGCGGCGCTTGGAGTTGCGGACATCGCGCTTCAGGGCCTTCGCAGCCTCGCCGGCCTCCGCAACCAGTGCACGAACACGCGCCGTCCACTCCGTGCCGAGCGCCTTCAGGCTCTCCTGGAGCGTCGCGAGGATCGTCGCAGCAGAGCGGGACTCGGAGGCATCGGCAGCTACAGCCGGAGCAGCGGCGGCAGCGGCATCAACAACAGGTACAGTTACCTCAGCCTTGGCAGCGGACTTCTTGGCCGGGGCAGCCTTCTTGGCGGGAGCAGCAGCGGCAGGGGCAGGGGCGGCAGCGGGGGCGGCGGTCTTCTTGGCGGCAGGCATCTTCGTGTTTGACTTAATGGCAGAGTTAGAAGACGACATTTCTAACGCGGTTGTTATACTACTAGTAGTCCTTACCTGTTTAAATCACAATCTAGTCAAGGCGCTCACAATTATGAAACAGATAGGGTAATTCTCTGGACAGTCGTACAAAATTGACAAAAGTACCTTGGAAACAGACCAAGAACACTGGAGTCTGTTTGCTCTATTCTTTTCAAAGTTGGTTATACAGGCTCTCATCCAATGAATGT